ATGAGTCGATTATTCAAACCTCCAGCCTACCGTCGCCGGTTGATCCGGGGCAAACCAGTCGCCTACCTTCAGATCCGTGATGCACTCACCGGGCGCCGCCGGGACTACTGGCTGGGGCCATATGGCTCGCCTGAGAGTCGCCAGGTCTACGCCCGGTTGGTTGCCGAATGGGAAAGTCACCACCGACACCTGCCACCTCAACTCGAGCCCGCGGACACGGGGATCACCGTCGACGAGATGATCGACAGGCATTGGGACGCGGTGGGCACAGGGTACGGTACCAGCGAGCAATACAGCATTCGCTCAGCGGCTGATGTGCTGAGCGAGCTGTATGGACACACGCCCGCGGCCGCGTTCGGGCCGCTGGCGCTGCGGGCGGTTCAAGCCGCAATGGTTGCGGGGCGTCCCGGCGACCCCACAGCCAACCCGCCGATCCCCGCCCGCAAACCATGGCGCCGGAAGGTGGTGAACTCCCAGCTCGTGCGAGTCCGTGCGATCTTCAGGTGGGCCGAATCCTTCGAGCTTGTCCCGGTCGGCACGTGCCACGGGCTCAGCACGGTCCCGGCATTGCGGGCCGGCCGGACGACTGCCGCGGAGTCGAAGCCCGTCCGCCCCGTGCCCGAAGCCGACGTGCTCTCGGTGCTCCCGTTGCTCTCGGATCAGGTGGCCGACATGGTTCGGCTGATGCTGTTGACCGGCATGCGCCCGGGTGAAGTGTGCGCCATGACGCGGGCCGCCCTGGACGCGACCGACCCCGCGGTGTGGGTGTACCGGCCGGCCCACCACAAGACCGCCCACCACGGGCACACCCGCCAGGTATTCCTCGGCAGCCAGGCCCGGGCCATCATCGAGAAGTACCTGCCTGCCCGGGCACCGGATGCGCCGCTGTTCTCACCGACCGAAGCGGAAGTGGCACGTCGAAAGCTCGCCCACCAGAACCGCAAGACCCCGCTGTCGTGTGGCAATCGCCCGGGCACGAACCGAGTCCCGCAGCCCAGGCGAAAGCCCGGCAACGAGTATGACACTTCGACCATCGGCAGGGCGATTCGTCGGGCAATCGATCAATACAACGCGAAGGCGAAAGCGGAGAAACGCCCGGTGATCGGATACTGGCACCCCCACCAACTCCGGCACCTGTACGCGACGGAGATCCGCCGCCAATTCGGGCTGGAAGCCGCGCAGATCATGCTCGGGCATTCCAGCGCGATTGTAACGGATGCAGTTTACGCTGAACGGGACGAGCGCGCGTCCAGACAGATCGCGGAGAAAATCGGATGATCGCTTCAGACGCATTTGCACCAAACGCCTGGTATGTTCGTATTACGGGTAGGCAGCGTGCTCCGCCGACACGACGGGTTGCTGGCGCGGAGGGGACACGATGGGCTTCAGGCATCGTGAAATCAAGCGGCCACCGCTGGGTGCGGTAACACCCGACAGTGGCCTGACCACGCAACCCTTGCGAGGAGGGTAGCAATGGCTGGTCCCATTTTACCGACAGCGGTTGTCGTAGACCACATTCAATTGGCTGATTCGACCGGAATTCCCATTCCGGTACCACGTGCAACCGTGCGAACGTGGCTTTCGCGAGGGCTGTCTCGCGCGACGCTTACAATCCCACTTGAAGGGCTGACGCTAACAGACCTTGATGCAACGGCAACGGCGGCGGTTCCGCCAGCGGCGACAACGCCTCCAACTGGCATGCCAGACTGGCTGCGCCTGGCTGAATGTGCCCGACTGCATGTAACCGACGTTGACGGCCTTACCGAGAAAAAGGCGAAGGACCGTGTGTGCTATGCGATTCGCACTGGTGCTTTGGTTGCATCTGGACACGGTATGTCGCTGCGTATCGAGCCGACACGCTTTGCTGCTTGGCGACTGGAGCAACGCGAACGGAATTTGAAGCGATTCGACGACCTGTAGCATCAGGGCCGAACGCGCTGATCCACAAACTTCAGCATTGCTTCTGCCCGACAGAGATGCGGAGCAAATGTTTCCGCCTGTTCTCGTGTCAGCCAGACACCATCCGCAAAAGACCCCTTCTTGCTCAAGATGCTTACGCGGAATCCGGTTTCGTCTCGCCACGCAAATTCAACGGTATAGTTGTCGGTATCCTGGCAAACCTTTCGTGAAGTTCCGCGAAGCTGGTCAAAATGAACGGCCGTTCCCATCAGTGCCTTTCCGATTGCCTCTGCGTCCTTTGCTGGTAAACGCACCATGTCAAATCTGGTGTACAGGATGATTCCGAGCCGTTCATACGTCTTCTCTACAGTGAGCCGCGAACTCTCTGCGTGAACGACGGTCCACACAAACGACCATTCGCGAATCTGAAATGGCGGCGCCGCCTCCTGTTCGCGTGGCTTTGCGCCCGCCACACACAAGACACAAAGCGAAAGCACTCCGACGCCCACGCCTTGTCGGACAATTGTCGGAAACGCGTTTTTTTTTGGACTCATAACTACTGCTCCCACCGCAAGTTGCTGAATTCACGACGTCTGATCTTTGTCGCACAAGATGGTCGCGAGTTTATCAAGGCACGAGATGGCTTGCAAGCGTGCGGATGCGGTAATGAGGGCGATCGAAATGAACATGGCCACAGGATCAACAAACGCAACAACTGAATACCTCTCGATCGCGGATGCCGCCAAGCGGATGCCCGGGCGGGTGACCGTGTCCACCGTCTGGCGATGGGCCACCGACGGCTATCGCGGAGTGCGTCTGCGCACGCAACGCGTGGGCTGGCGTCTGTGGACGACGCCCGCATGGGTGGACGAGTTCCTGATCGCCATCGAGCAAGCGAACGATCAGCCGGCAACGCCGGCGGTCGTTGTGGCGGCGCCGAAGCCGAAGCCGAACAAGCCGCGCAGGCCTGTTCGCGAACGGCTCCCGATTCGCAAGTGATGGAGTACCACTGGCGCGGCCCATACGGCGGCCGGACCCCATCCCACCGGCCGCCAGGGCTGCACCGGAGAACGAATGATGAATCGAAACGCAACGAGGATGACCGACGAGCGATTCCACGAGCTGATCAACGGACCGCTGAATCACCCGTTGCCCATGTTCGTGGTGGCTCGGCTCGTTCTTGCACTTCGCGCCGTGGTCGATGCGACGGGAGCAGAAGGTGCGGCGGCACTCGAGGAGCACTGTCGCTGGCGTGAGTTGCGCGATCAGGTTGGAGAGTGAGGTCGCAGACAGGGGAGACGAGATGTGAATGAACGCCAAGTACATCGCCGAACTGGAACGCAAGATCGCCGAGGCGCACGTGCCGAGGGGCTGGTCGACCGACTCGTGGATCGACCGGCTCGAACAACTCGCCGATCGATGCCGAACCGATCACCCAGACCAGGCGGATCGACTGATGCGTTGGGCGACGGCCGTTCGCTCACGCAGGACGCCGACATCTTCGAGTCCATCGAATTCGCAGAAGCCACTCCAATTGTTCCCTTACTGATGTCCCTGGGTGGGCCGGGCTGGACTGGGATGGTCACCTACGACGGCGAGTGCGTGTACGGCCAGATTCACCTGGTACGCGAGCGCAACCCTGATGGACTGCTTTCGTGCCCTATCCAATTCGCGATCTACGCCGGATTGAACTCTCGGCTGTGCGACCAGGCTCTGCGACTGGTCGGTGAGTTGTTCATGCGAGTCGGCGGATTCCGCGTGATCGACGAACGCATGATCCGGCCGATTACGGAACGACTGAATCTTGGGCTGAGCTACAGAACGCTGCGAACGCACATCGTTCGCTTCGGGAGGTTGCCGTGAACACCAACGATGCAATCGAGTGGACGCACGGGCCGTTCACGCCATTGGCCGTGATCACGCATACAGGTGAGTTGATTCGCATGAGCGAGGCCGCAGGGGAAGAAAGGAGGTGCAGCGATGTGTCTGATGTGGCTGATCGGACCACTGATTCTGCTGATCAGTCTGATCTTCGGTCAGACGCCGGCGTTGCCGGTCTGATCAGTGAGGATTCCAGGTTCGAGTCCATTCCTCCTCTAGTGCAAGGCGGGCAGGGGCGCAGCAACTACGCCGCGCTCCTGTCCGCCGTGATTACCGTGGTGTGCATCGGCGGCATGGGCCTGATTGTTGGCATTGCCGTCGTGTCGTCTGTTGTCCGTTTGATCTTGGAGTGAAGTCGCAGAGATGGCGAAGAAAACAAAGACCAGCAAACGAAAGAAGACAGCGGCCGAGCACCTGCGCGACCGCGTCGAGGCGGATGACAGCCGCATCGTTCTGCCCGTTCAGTTCAGGAGCGTCGGCATCAATGCGGAGACGCTGCGGGTCTCGGTCGCGATCGAGCCGGCGAGGCTCTCGCTCGAGAAGGCCCGGCACTTCTTCCGCAACACGCAGTTGCAGGCGTTGCTCGAAGCGGATCCCAACTCGAGCAACGACGGGGAAGGTCAGGGCACGATGATCGAAACCGTCGAGGCCTCGCTTGAAGGCGTCGCGATCTGCCGCAAGTACTCCGACGGGGCCAAGGGGTACACGGCATCGCTGAACTTCCAGCGAACGGGAATCAGATTGTCCGGCGACGATGGCCTCGAGTCGCTGGCCCGGTTCGCGAATTGCCCGGGTCGCCTGACGCTCGTGCGGCTGGGGGATGCGCCGGAGCGCGGGGATTCGGAGGAATCAGGAGACGAAAGCCATGAAACATCCGAGTAAGGTCGCAGGGAATGAGACAGATTCGTCGACTCTGCCGCGTGCCAGCACAACGCAGGCGGCGATCCTGGAACGGCTGCGCACGCTGGGACACCAGTGGCGCGTTCAGCAACAGAAGATCGGCAAGGCGCTGCTCAGCCTGGAACGAACCGGGTACCCGGTCGATTTGGTCATCCGCAACGTCCTGAACCGCGAATGCGGGATGGGGATCGACGAGGCATGGTGTTGTCTGCGCTGGGCCAAAGGCGAATTCGGATCGCATGGAGCAGCCCTAATGGCCCGGGTCGGCAACAAGACTGTGCTCAAGTCAATTCCAAAAGAGTCGCTTCTGGAGTGCATCGCAAAGCCGAAGACCATCCAGAGTCGCCACGAGAAACGGGTCGTCAGCAAGCGACTTCTTGAGATGACGCCGGAGGAAATCAGCGATCACCTGACACCGCGTGGTGTTCGCCGCCAGCGCCGCAAGATCGTCGCCCGGCAGCACACGTACACGGCGCAGGAATACGAGATTTCCGGCGGTCGGTTTGTCATCAAGGGCGGGCCCCATTGCAGCGTTCGGATGGCGCTCACTCGCGACATTTACGACGCGGCTCGGCGACATTTTGAGGCGACCGCGGAGGTTGCCTGAGAGGGTTTCGTTTCACGGCCGTCTGCGCGGCCGACAGGTGAGCTCGCGACGGGCAAAAAGCACGCCGTTCTCACCAAGCCTCACTTCCGGCGGCCCGGTCTACGGGCCGGGCCGCCAACCGTTGAAGGTGGAGATAATGCAGGCCACGAAGACGCGAATCAAGATGGCGACCGTCGAACTCCGGTTGACGCGGGAGCAAAGCGCGGCGCTTCGCGATGCGGCTGTGCTCTTCGTCGACGCTAAGCGAGCCGTCTACGAGGCGCTCTACGTGGCGGACCCCGTTCGGTACGTCGATGCGCTCGATCTGCGGCGACGACAGGCGACAGCGGGAGAAAAGGCCGCAGGTGGAGCGCGATCGCTGAAGCTGCCAGATTGGATTCCTGAAAAATCGCTCGGTACGGGCAGCATGTCCACCTATGACGTTGCGCTGGAGGTGTTCAAGCGATCGGGTCGCGCGTATTACTCGCATGTCGCCAACCAGGCCGAACAGGATTCCGTGAAAGACTACAGACGCTGGCGGCAGGACATCCGCAAGCACAAGCGCAACGTGCCGAATCCCAACTCGCTGTCGTTTCGCGTTCGGGATAAAGGTTGGCGTCTGTCTCATCTTTATGATGACCGGTTCGTAATCGAGCTGCGCCTCATCAAGGATGAGCCGTTGCAGATTCCATTCCGGACTCGCACCATGAGCGACGAGGCGCACGAGTGCCTGTTGCGCATTGCCGCCGGAGACGCTCGACAAGCCGCGGTCATTCTCAGCAGTCCGTTTGTGCGTGATTTCAGGCCCGGCATCCAGTGCAACAAGAAGAAGGTCTGGTCGCTGTGCATTCCCGTTTCTGTGGCGGATGTAAAGCCAATTGCCTCCCCGGTTGCTGGTCGGCAACTGCTCATCATCGCGCCCGAGTCGCAGGATGATGGCGTGTTTCTGGAGTGCCGCATCCCAGGCGCGGGCTACCGGCAGAGTGATTACGTCGAATCAGTCAGCGGTCACGACTTGGCCGTGCTTCGACAGCGTGAACAGGCGGCCCGCAGAATCTTCGGCCGGCACTGGACGCAGACGCCGTTGTCTGCGTCACACGGACGCGGCCGCAAGCGAGCGCGTCAAGGTCTCGACAGACGGCGTGCTCGTTACGCGAACGCTCGGGATAACTGGATCGGCAACACGTCCAAGTACCTTGTCGACCTGGCCGTGAAGAAACGATGTTCGGCGATTCGGATGGAGGATTTGACGCAACGTGATCCCGAGCTGCTTCGTCCCGGCGCGTTTGCCTACTACGCGTTTCAGGAAGCGATTCGCCAAAAAGCAACCGCCGCCGGCCTGTCGTTCACGCTGTTCGTGCAGTCTTCGCAGGCCTTTTCAGACGCAATGGCCGCCCAGGACGAGAGTTGCGTGTTATCAGGTGTCGAAGACGGAGATTTAGAGTGAGGTCGCAGGGATGCAATCCGTCAAACCCGGCCGGTAGGCGGTGTCGAAGACGGAGATTTAGAGTGAGGTCGCAGGTGGGCATCCCCCCCCGGTCCCAGGTGTCGAAGACGGAGATTTAGAGTGAGGTCGCAGGGGCGGATCAAGTGACGATCGGGCCGGCGGGGGTGTCGAGTGTGGAGATTCGGAGTGAGGTCGCAGGATGGGATTGAGTGAGGTCGCAGGGCTGCGGAGATTTGGAGTGATGAAAGAATGAATTCAAGTTCACGCACGGCCCGGCTGTCGGGCGGTCCGGCAGCCGCAAACAAGAACCACAGGAGCCATTCGTCGTCACAGGGGAGTCTTGCGCGCAAAAGCGCCGTGCGTGAATGTTGCGGAGTGGACCAACTGGCAGGTCGCCGGGCTCAGAGGCCGGAGTGTGCAGGTTCGATCCCTGCCTCCGCAAGTGAACGGAACTTCGCGAGATACGCACATAACCAGAAGCGGGTCCGAGTGCATGCAGCGTGTGGTTACCTGGCCGAGGATCAGGATGAGGCCGGGTCGAATGGGTGCGCCGATGCCCGAGAACATGGCCGTATTCCTGACAGCATGAACGGACCGCAACGGCAGGTCTTCGGCGGACCTGCCAACGCGGGGTGGCGCAGCAGGCAGCGCGCCGGGTCTCTGACCCGGAGGTCGCCGGTTCGAATCCGGTCCCCGCGAGTACACGAGGCGGAATGGGCGATAGGTGCAGGTTCGGCGTCTCGACGTGTGGCAGCCAGGCGTGTAACACGATCGAGGCAAGTCGATGCCCTCGGAGCCCAAATGTCGTTGTCTGCGTTCGCGACAACAACTGCCCGGGGCAGTTTGTCTGAACGAACCTCCACCTGGCGCGTTCGACTCGCGCCTCCGCCAATCGGAGTGAGGTTGCAGGGGTGAGTGACAGAAAGGGGGAGTGCATGTTCAAACCAGCCAGTAAGAAGAACGCGAAACTGAGGGCCGCCATCTTTGGACCGGCGGGATCCGGCAAGACGTTCAGTGCCCTGCGGATCGCCACCGGCATGGGCGGTCGGATCGCCCTGATCGACACCGAACGCCAGACGGCCTGCAAATATGCGGACCGATTCCGGTTCGATACCTGCGCTCTCGATGACGACCGGTCGATCGACGCGTACGTCAAGGGCATTGCCAACGCCGCCCATCACTACGACGTGCTGATCATCGACTCGCTCAGCCACGCGTGGCAGGAGTTACTCGGCGAGGTCGAGAAGCTCGCGAAGACGCGCTACCGCGGCAACACGTGGTCGGCCTGGTCGGAAGGCACGCCCCGGCAGCGAGCCTTCATCGATGCCCTGCTGCGCTTCCCCGGTCACGTCATCGCCACCATCCGCAGTAAGACCGAATGGCAGACCGCCAACGACGGCGGCAAAGTCAAGCCCGTGCGGGTCGGGCTGACGCCGGAGCAGGGCAAGGGAATCGAGTACGAATTCGACCTGTTGCTCGAGCTCTCGCCTGACCACGTGGCCAGCGTGATCAAGGACCGCACGGGCCGGTACCAGGACAAGCTCATCGATCAGCCCGACGAAGCCTTCGGCCGCGAGCTCGCGGCCTGGCTCACGAGCGATGCACCACAAGCCGTCGCCGTCGACAAACCCGCACCACGGGGTGCGGCCGGCGCCGGCTCATCGAATCCCGCGGCAACCGCGCCGCCTTATTGAGGATCCACAGAATGGCATACGCATGGCAAGCAGAGGCAGAACGCGAGGTCACACAACGTGCCCCCCGCATCCCCAAGGGTCAACACCACGTGCGCATCGAGCGTATCGTCTTCGGCGATCGCAATGGCACCTTCCAGAGTCAGGCGGGTGATCCGCAGGTCCTGCTGATCTTCCAGGACCGCGAAGCCCGCGAAGTCTCGCAGATGACTACGCTCAGCGAGAAGGCCGGATTCGTCCTGGCCAGGCTGTTTGCGGCCTGCGATCCGCCCGCGAACCTGGCCCGCATGGAGCAGGATGGCGTCGAGCCGTCGCATTTCGCCAACGAGGATTTTGCGAACAAGATGCTGGTCAACCGCCAGCTGACCATCGACGTCGACTACGAGCAAGGCCGGGACGGCAAGGAGTACCCGCGAGTGACGCCGGTGCTGAATCGATCGGCGACGCCGGCATCTGCGCCGGCCGCGGACGGTCCACCGTCAGTTGACGACGGGCCGCCGGCGGTCGACGACGCTCCGCCGGGTGGCGGGCTGCTCACCAAGGAGCAGGCATGGGCCGAGGTCCAGCGTGCGTGGGCCAATGTCACGGGGGACGACGCCAAGGCGCGCCGGAACCAGGCGTGGCAGCAGGCAGTCCGCAAGATCGGCAAACCCGAGACCCAGTTCTCGATGAGCGATTGGGCCACGGTCGCGGCCGAGGCCTCGACGCCGTTCTGAGGAGGGAACCATGCCGGCGGGACGTCCGAGACAACTCAAGCTCTCACAGATCCGCGTGGAGCCCGACATTCAGGCTCGGGTGCGGGTCGATGACCAGGTGGTGGCTGATTACGCCGAGGCCGTCGAACGTGGTGACAAGCTCCCCGCGGTCGTCGTGTTCGCCGATCGATCCGGCACATACTGGCTGGCGGATGGATTTCACCGCGTGGCCGCATACCGGCGTCTGGGCCGGGAGGTTGTGCCGGTCCAGATCCAGGCCGGCAGCCGCGCTGACGCCGCGTGGTACGCCCTGGGTGCCAACCGGGCGAACGGCGTGCGGATGTCGAATGCGGACAAGGAGCGGGCGGTCAAACTCGCCCTGCAGATGCGGCCGAAGGCGAGCAACGCATCGATTGCCGCGCATGTTGGTGTCAGCGACAAGACCGTCGCGAAACATCGATCTGAAGTGTGCCAGAATCGGTCAGGCTCGGAAATTCCGAGCCTGAATCGCCGCGAAGGTCGCGACGGCAAGACCTACCCGGCCACGACAAGTCGTTCGTCTGTAGATACTTGCGCCGACGACCCGCCGCCGTCGCTGGACGACGATGACCCGCCGCCGGCAGTCGAATTTTCCCCCAACTCGCCCGCGGCCGGCCCCTCTCAAGCGGCCGCGGGCGACCCTCCTCCGCCCCCGAAGACGGACCGGGTCGGCAATCCGATCCCGAATGACCGGATCGCCGAGGCGTTCCGGCGGGATCACGAGCTCGTCGAGCTCTGTACCCAGGTCAGCCGGCTGAAGACGGCGGTCCTCGCGCGGGTCGAGATTGGGGATTCGCTGTTCGCCCACCTGACACCAAGCCAATTCGAGGTCGACTGCAACAACCTGCGGCGGGCGCTGGATGCCTGCCGGCCGTTCGCCGTCTGCCCCTACTGCGGTGGCGAAGGCTGCAAGGCCTGCCGGTCAACCGGCTGGATCAACGAGCTCGCGTACAAGGCGGCGCCCGGGGAGATCAAGCGATGAGCGCCGCCATCTTTCTCATCACGGTCGTCGAGACTGGTGATCGTGAGTACCAGTCGGAAGTGCATGGCCGATTCCTCAGCGGAGCGAACATGTCGCCAATCATCGAGGCCGTGGGATTGGCATGCGCCCAGACATTCGTGGGTCACGTGGCACATGCCGATTTGATCGCCGCGTTTGTCACCGGCACGCTGGCGCCGGATGCACCGGGTCGGAAGATCAAGAGAATTCTGAACCCTGAAGGCGAATCGCATGGTTGACCTGCACTACCCGTTCACCGAAGAGGAGTTTCGCCTGGCCAACGTGGCCTGGGGCTGCAACTGCGGGCCGTCGGCACTGGCGTTCGTGCTGCAGAAGCCTCTGGAGGAGGCTCGTCGCGCTATCCCTCATTTCGAAGAACGGGGCTATACGTCGCCCAGCATGATGAAGGCAGCGCTACAGAAGCTCAAGATTGCCTTCCAATCCGTCCCGTGCCCTGATACATCGTGTAGCGAGTACCTCCCGCTTATGTTCGGCGAACGCCCGGCCCTGGTCCGCATCCAATTTACGGGCCCATGGACGCGCCCGGGCGCGCACCCGAAAGCAGCCTACCGCCATACGCATTGGATCGTTGCTTGGGATCGCGCGCGGGGCGATTGGAGGATTTTCGACTGCAACGGCGGCATTCAGTCCGCGGAGTTGTGGGAATTCGAGATTCTCAAACGTCATCTGATTCCACCCAGGGGTGACGGCGGCTGGTACCCGACTCACATCTGGAGGACTGCATGATGAGCAGCAACCCGACGCCCGAGCCCAACCCGCGATTCTGCCCCCGATGCGGACAGCGGATGAGGTGGTCTGCGGATCGCGCTCCATGCTCCGTATGCAGTGAAGCGATTCGGCGACCTCTACCGCCACCGCCACCGCCACCAGCGACGGAAATGACCACGCGTGGCCCGCGAGTTCCAGGCCCGCCGCCGAACGTGCTGATCCCCCTGGGCCCGTCGCGCGGGGAGGATTTCGTGGGAGAGGTTGTCTCACTGGTCGCATTGGCCGTTGGCCTGGTGCTCGGCACATGGATCGCCTGCCACCTGTTTGGCTGTGCGCCGCACCGAGAACCGCCGGCGCCCTTGTCGCCCGATCAGGCGATCGCGAACGCGATCGAAGAATGGGCTGAGAGGTACGGAGTGAACCTCCACGACCAGCAGTCGCATAGGACCATCAACGTCTTTGTCGGTCCGGGTGGTGCCTGGCTGGAACCACCGCGGCCGTCCGGCCTCGGCGTATCTGCGGACCCAGAGTGGTGTGGTCCCGAGGTCACGCCGGACTGCGACGCCTGCAACTGCGGTCCCTGCGACATCGACAACGACGGCGATTTCGATCTGCGCGACTACGGCTGGCTGCAGACGATGCCGGGCAGCCACTCCGCGAACGTGTTTCGGTACAGAGTGCCACGATACACAAACCGAGAGTCGACACTGGAGAACCTCAATGACAGAGACCACCACCCATCCCGAGAACCACGTGCTCCTGATCCCCCTCGACCAGCTCGTACCCACGCCGGATAACCCGCGGCGCATCCGCATCAACGAGCCCGCGTTCCAGGAGCTGGTCAAATCCATCAAGTCGGTCGGCATATTGCAGCATTTGATAGCGCGGCCCATGCCGGCGGACCGCATGCCGTCACCTGCCACGAAGCCGAACAATTACTGGGACGCGACGAACCTCGATGCGTTGCACGCCGGCAAGCAGATGTTCGATCTCCGGGCCGGCCACCGGCGGCTTCTCGCCGCGGATCACGCTGGCCTCTCGACCGTGCCCGTGGTCGTTCGCGACATGGACGACCGCACCGCGATGGAGATCACCGTTTCCGAGAACATGCAGCGCGAGAACCTCACGCCCCTGGAGGAATCCGAGGGCGTGCAGCACCTGCTGGACGTGGGATGGGAGATCCAATCCATCGCCGACCGTCTGGGGAAGCCGGCCTCCTGGGTGGCCCGCCGGGCGAAGCTGCGCGAGCTGAGCACGTTGTGGCGTGCGGCGATCGAGGAGCGGGACGACCTGGCCCGCTGGCCAGCGACCGTGCTGGAACTCGTCGCGCGGTTGCCGTCGGACACGCAGGACACGCTGTTTGACGATCTGGTCGACGACAAATGGCGACCGGGCGACAAACGAGTGGCGTGGATGTCGGACGTCGAGGTGCCGACCGTGCGGGAAATGGAGCAGAACATCGACCACCTGCTTCACTCGCTGCACGGCGCGCCGTGGAAACTCGACGATGAGAGCCTGGTTCCCGAGGCCGGAAGTTGCTCTGTCTGCACGAAGCGAAGCACGGCACAGCCGTTGCTCTGGGGGGATGCAGAAGGCAACGGAAAGAAACGGACCGATCGATGCCTCGATCGAAACTGCTACGCAAAGAAGCTCGCGGTGTGCATCGCCCGCAAGACCGAGGAACTGAAAGCCGCGGGCCACGCACCGATCGGGCTAATTGACGCGCACTCATCGCACGAAGAGATCGAACCGGTACGTGGCGAGCTGAAGCCAGTCAACAAATTCGACGTGAATGAGGCGAAGAAGAACGATGCTCATGCCGTGCCGGCGGTCGTGCTCGATGGGGCTCACGCCGGCACCGTTCGCTGGGTCAAACCGTGCCGTGCCGGGGCGTCGAAAACGGTCACCAGGGCTCAACGAGAGAAAGGCAAACCAACTCCGCTCGCGGAGCGGCGAAAGGTGTACGCTCGCCGTCGGCAAGCACACGTCATCTCGGCAATTCGGGACGAGCTGAAACGGATGATCGACAAGAAAGCCCCCTTGCCGGACGCCAAATCCCTAGGCATCAACGACGTCGACGCCCTTGTTCTCGCGTTCGGCACACAGCATCGTCAGAACTTTTTCATTGACGCCAAGCCGTGGAAGAGGTTCGAGCAGGTTCGCAAGTGCTCAGAAGACTACAAGGACGATATGCTCCGATCCGTTCTCCCTGTTCTGCGATCTCGTCTCCTGATTCACAACGGCGAACATGCCGAGCGAATTTACCCCGAAGCCAAACGAGTTGCGGACTTCCTGCGTCTCGATTGGACGAAGCTCAAGGTCGCGGCATCTCAGGCGATCCCAGACCCCAAGGGCTGGGCAAACCTCAACACGAACGGCACCCCGAAGAAGCCCGCCGCGAAGCGGACGAGAAAACCGGCAGGGCCGGAGACGTCGTCCGACTCGGCGCCGGAAAGCCCCACGCCGGAGAGGAAACGGGCACGAACCAAGGCGAGAAAGGCGACCGTTCGCTAGCACCAGGGAGAATCAGATGAAATTAAACAAGGCAATCGCGGTTTTGATGGAAGACCTGGGTACGCTCCTGTCGCAGGTAGCCAACGACAGTGACGCGCGGTGTCGTTTGCTGACTGTCGTCAAGCGCGCACGGGGGGCGTTCATGCGTGGCGAGGACATGTGTGCCCAGCCAGATCGCTTCCGCAACCCGTACGTCATGGTGGTGGACAAGGCACTGCACGAGTTGCTGCTGAAGCAACTGGAACGCTGCGCGTTGGGTGCCGAGGTTCACATCGACCCGGCTGGCCAACGGCCAACGCGTGCCCAGTGCCCTGTATGTGGCCGCGGCTTCCTGCGGAGTACGAACCCCTCGATTTGGCATCGTCCAGGTTGCGAGCTGATCGTTGCGATTGACAAGGCACGTGCCGTTTACGGTCAAGCTCCCTGGCCAGCAGTGAATGGACGGAAGACCCGCACGTGCCGCGTGTGCGGCTGCACGGACGACCATGCCTGCCCGGGGGGATGCTACTGGGTGGAGCTGGATCTCTGCTCGGCCTGCGTGGGGGCCGAGTAATGCACGCGCGAACCCACTGCGGCCGGTGCCACACGTGCGGAGAATCGCTTCTGGCCGTGCTGGACGGCGAAGAGTGGTGTCCAGGCTGCCAGGCGTACCGCCGGTACCGATCGCACGGGTGGGCGAAGAGCGTTCTGAACGACCCGGACACGTCCTGTCCTGAACCCCCTGCGACGAGAGGAGCGAACGATGTACCTGTGCAGCAACTGCCAGCTGTGGATCGGTGAAGAGAACACGCTGATCGAGCCGTCGCGCCCGTGCCCGGCCTGCACGGCGGCGCGTGAGCGGTCGGAGCCGCGACCGCCGGTTCACTTCGACGAGTGTGAGTGCGGAGGGGCTTTCGACGGATTCTGCGTCACGTCTGACGCGGACCCGGGGTTGTGATGGAAGTGCCGCAACCATAACCGTGCTCAAAGGAGGCCTGCCGTGGAAGTCGTTCATGTTTCAGACAAACCGCGAAAACGCTTGTCGAAAAAGCGACTGTACGAGTTGGGATACGGCACATGCAAAGAAGATGGCTGTCGTTATGGCGAGTTCCGCAAACGCGTGCCATACAGAGAATGGGCAGCCGGGGACGACGTGTGGCTTTGTCCGATTTGCGGATATGGGGTGGCGCCAATGCGAGCGGTTGACGAGAACATCGTCGACCGATTCCACCGCGAGCATTTCGGGACCGACTGATGCGACTGCGACCCTACCAATCCAAGGCGATCGACCAGACCTTCATCGCCTGGCAGAGCGAGCCATCCGTTCTTGGCGTGGCCGCCACCGGGCTCGGGAAAACGATCGTGCTCGCATCCATCTTGGCGAAACACCCAGGCCGCACAATGGTCGTCGCACACCGCGAAGAGCTCATCTTCCAGGCGGCCGACAAGATCAAGAAGGTCACCGGCCTCGAACCTGACATCGAGATGGCGGAAATCCGGGCCGCCGAGTTCGGCTTGCACGGCAAGGCCCGGGTAGTCATCAGCACCATCCAGACGCAGATCGCCGGCCGTAACGGCGGCCGGATGACCCGGTTCGACCCGAACGAGTTCTCACTGCTCGTGATCGACGAGGCCCATCACGCCGTCGCGTCCACGTACCGCCGGGTCATTGAGCACTACCGGACCAACCCGGCCCTCCAGGTGCTCGGCGTCACGGCCACGCCGGACCGGGCGGACGAAGAGGCCCTGGGGAAGGTTTTCGACGCCGTGGCCTGGGAGTACGACATCCGGTTCGGCATCACCGACGGGTGGCTGGTGCCCATCCAGCAGCGAATGGTGCACGTCGACGGCCTGGACCTCAGCCAGGTGCGAACCACGGCCGGCGACCTGAACGGCGCCGACCTGGCCCGGGTCATGGAGTACGAGACGACGCTGCACGAGATCGCCGCCCCGACCATCGAGCTCGTCGGCGGCCGCAAGACCCTGGTATTCGCGGCCTCCCTGGCCCACGCGGAGCGGCTGTGCGAGATCCTGAACCGTCACCGGGCCGACTCCGCCCGCTGGGTGCATGGCGGCACGCCCAAGCCCGAGCGCCGCCAGCTGCTGCGCGACTACGCGAAGCGCAAGTTCCAGTACCTGGTCAACGTCGGAGTGGCGACCGAAGGGTTCGATGACCCGTCGATCGAGGTAGTGGTCATGGCCCGACCGACGAAGTCCCGGGCCCTGTACACGCAGATGGTCGGTCGCGGTACCCGGCCCCTGCCCGGAATCGTCGACCTCGAAGGACTCTGGGACGTGGCCGAGCACCGCCGCCAAGCCATCGCCGACAGCGCCAAGCCTGCCGTCGAGATCATCGACTTCGTCGGCAACTGCGGCCGGCACCGCCTGATCACCACTGCGGACATCCTCGGCGGCCACTACGACGACGTCGTTGTCGACAAGGCCCGCGAGAAGCTCCAGAAGGACGGCAACGGCGACGCCATGAAAGCCCTGGCCTGGGCGGAGTCCGAGATCGCGGCCGAACGCGAACGGGCCCGCCAGGCGGAAGCGGCACGCCGGGCCAAGCTGGTCGCCAAGGCCACCTTCCGCACCGAGACGGTCGACCCCTTCAACCTGCTCGGGCTGACGCCCTGGCGTGAACGGGCATGGGAAAAGGGCAAACAGCCGACCGCCAAAATGCTCGCCCTGCTCGAGCGCCAGGGCATCAAGACGCAGGGGATCACCTTCACGCAGGCCAAGCAGCTGATTGCGGAGATCATGAATCGCTGGGAGGGCAATCGGTGCAGTTTCAAGCAGGCGAAGATTCTGGCCAGTCGCGGACAGCCCACCAACGTGACGCGCGAACGGGCGAAGGAGCTGATCGACGGGATTGCCGCGAAGGAGGGCTGGAAGACACGACCGAAGCAAACCGCGGCTCCGTTGGCCGCGGCAACCAACGAGTATCCGTACTGACAGGAGACCATCCGTGGCGACAACGCAAATCCGAACCTGTGACGTTTTCGGCATCAAGAAAAACGTCCAACGCTACCGAATCATGATCCGCCGCGTTCCGGAGACCGCTCTGGATCTGCTCGACGAAACGGCAGACGAATCCGCCTTGCACCTGCTCGACGAGGAGGTCGATCTGTCGACCCGGGCCGTCGACCGACTGATGCGGTTCGTGCAGCGCGGTCTGACTGCGCCGAGTGGTGAGACCGCAAAGGACGGTGCGTCATGATCGAGATCGAGTGCGCGTTGCGGTTCAAGGGCGACGACGATTGCGAACGGACCGTCGTCGAGAAGTCGGCCGGCGTCGACGACGTGCCAGCCTGGTTCGGCCGAACAATCGCAGACGCGCTGCTCTGTATGGGCCGTTCGGACACCGCCCTCGTGATCGCCCACATGGTCGAATGGCTGGTGGAAGACGGACGCCATTTGTCGGCCGAATCGTCTGAAGAGAATGCCCAGGCGATCACCACGATGGTGGACGCGGCCCAGTGGATTTGTGCGTTGCGTCGGCAGGCGAGGGCGGGGACCGGCAACCCCGAAATCCAGATGCGGAGTGGCGACCATGCGCAATGACCCGCAGATCAACGATCCCGTTCTCACCGGATATGTGGACGCAGTCGTCCGAGACGAGTGTGCACGATGCGACGTAAGCGTTTTGTCCGTCCTGAATGGCTGCAAGCGCCATGCAGACAGTCAGGCCCGGGCCGCCATCGTGTGTCGATTGGCCAATACGATGCAGATGCGGGAGTGCCAGCGGACGGACGCAAACGCCACGCGAATCCGGCACTTTCGGTACCGTATCTTGAAGGTGGACGGCGCCGCATTGCACGAGCAGACCGGATCGTTCTTGCCCAGAAGCGTTTGGCGACCCATCAGCACTCCTAAGCTGGCCTGGCTGTTGCGGATCGACCATTCGACAGTCGTGTACATCCTGAAGCGAGCGGACAAGAGGTGAATCCATGCTGATACAACTGGAGGCAACACGGGGCGGAAGCGTATTCGTCGACGCCTCGCCTGGGATCGTGCTGGTCATATTGCCGTTCCCTGACGAACCGAATCGCGCCGAATTGATAATTGCGGACGCCGAGGGAACGCGTGTGGACGTTGCGATGCCACCCTGGCAAGTCGCCGACCTGATCCGCGAGTCGCGGCGCGTCTTCGACACGAGGAAGGACGGGTGACCATGCTACCGAGTGAGAGACAGCACGAAAAAGCCATCATGCAAATGCTTGCCGAGTCCGAAGCGGAGATCGTACGGCTGAGGACGCAGCGGGACGCGCTGCTGGAGGCGGTTCGGTACGCTGTCAACTGTTGCGGCAATTGCGCGAACTGTCGCAAGGCATTAACACGTGCCATTGCCGCGTGCGAGGAGGTTCAGCCGCGACGTGGAGTGGCTGGGTCGGCAACCGCGACGGGAGCAGGCCGCCGCTCGTGAGCGCCGAGGGTGTGGCGTTCGATCAGTGATTGGGGGTGTACGTTGCCATCACCGCCGCCGTTTGTGCGTGTCATTCCGCCAGGGTTGCGGCTTGTGAACATGGCCATTTCCCACGCGCAGGCCAACTTCTGCCGCCAGTGTGGCAGGGATCTTCGCGTGCCGGCGGGTGGTGCCGCCGCCTGCACTGTCTGCGGCCCACCGGTCTGCGTCGATCCACTGAACGAGGCCGCCGACGAGACCCATTACACACAGTTCCGAAACGAAATCCTCCGGGACATGGTGCGTTGTCTGGGTGTTCCGGTCACCACCGCCGCGGCCGCGGCCTACTGCGTCGATCCGGTGAAAGAGGCCCAGGCTGAGGCCATCCGTCTGGCCAACGGGACCGACACCTACGCATCGATCCATGCTCGCAGCGGCCGGGACTGGCAACGCGAGTTCACGCAAGCCAAGCGATGGGCTGAAATCCAGGAGGCCGAGTCGAGGCATCGCCGCGTCGTTCGCATCTTCACCGTTTGTTGCCTGGTCATGAGCATCGTTGCCATCACGCTGGGTACCCTTGCGATGTGTTCGGTTCTTTCCAGCCCGTCTGTCGAATTACGTGAGATCGTTGACCGCCCGCCGTTGGTCGTCCGGCCCGAGTTTCGATCCGTGGAGTACCCGTACTGATGTACCGATGGACTGAGGCAGCCCGGCAAATCCGTCCCGTCGAGCCCCGAGAGCCCGTTCGCTGGGTCCGATGCTCGAAGAGCCGCCGCTGCCCGATCTGCGGCCGCCCGGACTGGTGTAATGTTGCAGAAGACGGCTCACTCGCAACTTGCATGCGGATCGAGCACGGATCGGTCTGTCGCAAAGACCTCGGCCACGGCGTCGGGTACATCCACCGCATCCACGAGCCCCTCGACTGGCCGCCATCACGGCCGTCACCACCGCCAGCCTTGCCGCCCCCCGAGCACGAGTTCGCACTCGACTACGACGCCATCCTGGCCCGATGGCACGCGGCGACGTCGGCTGCTGACCTCGAGCAGTTCGCCTTCGGACTCGGCGTTCGCGTGGACGCCCTGGTCGATCTCGACGTTGCCTGGTGCCCGGAACGCCAGGCCTGGGCGTTTCCGATGCACGACGAGCGACGCCAGGTCGTGGGGATCCGGTTGCGGACCGAAACGCGCAAATTCGCGCTGCCGGGCAGCAAGACCGGGGCGTTCATCCCGGCCGGCATGGACAGCCGGTCGCTGCTGCTGATCTGCGAAGGGCCAACCGACACCGCGTCCGCCCTGTCGCTGGGGTTCCAGGCAATCGGCCGGCCGAGCTGCTCGGGCGCCACCGCCATCATCGCGGACCTCTTGCAGGCCGGCAGGCGCCGGCCGGTGGTGATCGTGGCCGACGCGGACGGGCCCGGCCGGGCGGGCGCCCGCCAGCTGGCCGACCGAATCATCGGGCTATGCCAGGGCGTCCGGATCATCACGCCGGCCCCACACAAGGACCTGCGGGCCTGGCTTCAAACGGGGGCCACGCCGGCTGCTCTGCTGCTTCGCATCGAGAACGCCAACCATGTTTCACGGATGGAGGATTTGCCAGACATGTACTGGATCAAGGTTCAAACCGACCTGCAACGGACACCGGAAGTCATCCAGTTGGCTGAGCTGCTGGGCTGCGCCTCGGTATTCGAGGCATCAGGCTTGTGTGTCGCGTTCTGGGGGTGGGCGGATGGGGTCACGGAAGACGGTCGGCTGGCGAAATGCTCGCGAAAGACGGTGGACGCGGTTGTGAGTCGCGAAGGCTTCGCCGCGGCCTTGATCCAGGTCGGCTGGTTGGTCGAGGACGGCAGGTCGATGGTCATCCCGAACTGGGAGCGCTACAACGGCAAATCCGCACGGCAACGAGCGATCTGGTCCGAGCAAAAGGCGAAGCAGCGAAAACGCTGAAATCCGTCTGATCAGTCCTGGAGACGACACATGAGCGTGATGACGATGAACCCCACGTTGACGCCAACCCGGCGTCGGACCCTGGAGGTCATTCGGAAGTACATGGCCGAGCACGGACTCCCACCGACGCTCGACGAGATCGGGATGGAGATCGGGACCAAGAAGGCCGCGGTTCGCGAACAGGCGCTCATCTTGGAACAGCTGGGCTACCTCACGTACGCGCGTCGGCGGGCACGTGGGATCCGACTGGCCCAGGGCCCGTGCCCCTGCTGCGGACGGCAATCGTGAACGAGATCCTACTCGTCTTGCCGTTGCCCAAACCGGCACTTTCACCCAACAGCCGTGCTCATTGGGGAACCCGAGCCGGCGCAACCAAGCGATACCGGATCGCCGCGTATGCCACCGTCATCGAGGCAGGCGGCCGGAATTTGCGGTGGTCGCAAGCGGTCGCCCAGACCACGTTCTACTGGCCGGATCGGCGGCGCCGGGACGTGGCCAACGCCGAGGCCAGCCTGAAGGCGGCGTGGGACGGCTTCGTCGACGCCGGGCTGATCCCGGACGATCGAGCCGAAGTCCTGACGCACGAGCCGACCCGGTTCGAGGTCGATCGGCGACGCCCGCGGGTGGAGATCCGAATCACACGACGAGGCAACGCAGGTGGACATTTGGTGGACACTGTCCGCTCAATGTCCACCTGACCACGCGGACATTCGCCGGACATCTGGCGGACACTGTCCGCGAAATGTCCACTCAAGAAGAGAAGAGAGTAGAAGAGAAGAGAGTATGTATAACAGGAAGGATAGTACTAAGGGGGGATAGTACTAAGGGATATGGATAAGGCGGCCGGAAATTCGGAATTAATTCTGGGCGGCGGAAATTCAGAATTTCTGGTCCGGCTGCCCCGGTGGCCGCTGGCCAGACCGGCGGTCGAATCGTTGGAGCTCCTCACTCCCCGCGAATGCGCGGTGTTCTGCCTGATCGCCCGCGGGTACAGCCAGAAGGAGGCCGCGGAGATCCTCGGCCGAGCGCGACGAACCGTGGACAAGCAGCTCACGAGCATTGGCCGCCGGATCGGCACGCGTGATCGAGTGGCGCTGTGCCGTCTGGCCATTCGAGCCGGGTGGGTGGAACCATGACGATGAAGACCGCCCACAGGATTGCGCAGAAGGTGCCGCGCGTTTGCGCCGTTGAACGCATTGTCGCGCGACCCACCCACGGGAGGGGAACGCGCGATTGCGTGCAACGGCGGGCTTCTATGAACGTCGAGCGCAAAGGTTGGGCCACCCGGTCACGGCGGGGAGCCGTGGCCGGGTGGCCCGGTGACAGTTTCTGCTTCGTATTCTCTCAAAAGGCGGTTCCGAAGTAAAGGACGATTTGTGGATTTCTTGGGGATTTTCCGTGGATTTCACAGCGATGCGACCATTACCGCCACGTGGCGTCCGAGGCAAAACCGCGCTGTCCAATAGGTACTTCCTGGGCAAAAAACGCGGAAGAGGCCCGCGGGAACAACCGCAAATGGAGACACACTTTCTTTCGCGTGGAGAAGAGGCCCCAGAACGGCGATTGTGCGGGCGGGCGGGCCCGCTGGCGGACGCGACGGGGCTCGGGGGAGGTTTCCCGGACGGGGGGCGGTCAGAACGCGGCCGCGGGGCCGCCTGGCGGCGCCTCGGCGAAAGTCACAGGAGCGACGAAACGATGAGTGAAGCGTCATCCGAAACGATAGCCGTCCCGGTTCCGCCGGGGTTCATAGAACTCACAGGAGCGTTCGGGGCTGCGACGATCTTGCTGCATCACAGCCAGGTTGGCGAGGTGGCGGACCGGCGGGGAGCCCACGGGACGCCCCGACCCACGGTGGTACGTCACCGGACCCAGCGGCGAAAGTGGGAGGTCGAGCAGACTGCCGCCGAAATCCGCCGGGCCCTGACTGCCGCGGTCCTGGCCGACCGACCCAACGCCATGACGCTGGCGGACATCCTCCTCCAGGTCGGCCTCAAACGACTTCACGGCCGCAAACCCGCGGAGGGTCGCTCATGCTGAGTATTGGAACTTGTGTGGACAGGGGATTCGCGAGCTGGTCCGTCGCGGATTGATTATAGAGTTTTGGCAATCGAGGAGTGCGGGGCAAATGCCGACGCGTGAAATCTGCAAGCTGTGCTGGCACGTCAGCAGGGTCGGATTCCGCGTCCCTGATGATATGTGGAACATGATCGTACCGGCCCATGTCCGGACCCACATAGTCTGTCTGTCATGCTTCACACGACTCGCGGATGAACTGGGCGTCCGTTGGGATGATCGAATTGAATTCTTCCCAGTGAGTTACGCTACGCTCCGCGACGGTGATTCCATGGCCTATCGTTGATGTGGGGGGCACTCACAGTAGCATGTGCTAGTCAGCCCCGGGCATGAAGAGGCTGCCTTGGTCGTGCACCTTGGCTTTCTTCACCGTGCGGTCGAACTGGCTGTAAGGCGGTAGCTGCAGGCCGTTCGGCTGTCGGGGGGTACCGCCCGCCAGAAGCTGTTCAATCGTCACCAGTTGGACCTTCGGCACGGCTGCGTCTTTCTCCATTACGGAGATGAACGCTCCGGCGGCCGCCGCCTCCGTGCGCATGGCCTTGGTTGGCTTTTCGAGCGTCACGAAGAACCCTAGCGCCGCCTTTTCGCGCTGGATCGTTCCGACGAAGTCGCGCACTTGGGCCGCACCGACCTTCCCCCCCTTGACTTGCACCAAGATGGCTTGAGGCTCCCGGTCAACGAATATGCGCTCACCATCAATGCCACGGTCGCTGCCCTTTTTGCCCTTCTTAGGCGCGTCGGGCGTTGCCCCCACCGGGCGCGCCCCGACCAGCCCGCAGGCCCAGAACTGGAACTGGTACGGGTCGTCCTTGAACAACTGCCGTGCCCCAGCGAGGTCGCGTGGCTCGCCGTGCACATCATACTTCGCCGGTGGATCGAAGCGTGACAGGCGATACTTAATAAGGTTAATCGCCAGGTGCGTCACATCGATGCCGATCCATCGCCGTGGCCGCTCGTCGGCGTACTCGCGATTGAGCATTTCCACCGCGTCGATCGTGGTGCCGCATCCGCAGAACGGATCCAGGATAACGTCGCCGGGATTGGACGATGCGAGAATGCAGCGCCTCAGTAACCCGAGCGGCTTCTGCGTCTGATAGCCGAGCCGCTCCGGATCGGTCGTCCCGAGCCAAGCCACATCGGCGTCAATACGTTCTTCAGTGCCGTAGACCGTTCCCTCGGTGTAGGGCTGACACGCCCAGATATCCTGAAGTGGTTGACCGTCCGTCTCGTCCAGGTACCAGACGGGTACCGGCCAGACGCTCTCCTTGACGATCTCGATCAGCCCTGCCCTATAGAGCATCTCCAGCTTGTCCAGCAGTCCTTTGCGCGCATACTCGGGCGGCATGCGCTTCTCGAAACGCTTCGGAAGCGCCCAGTGCCGCCCCTTCTTCGATGGGTCAAACCCCCGCCATGGCTGGCCGGACTCGCCCTGAGTTACACCGGGGCCCGTCAGGATGTTTCCGCCACTGGTGAACCGCAGCCTTCCTTCGTCGTCCGCCTTGAAACGCCGCTGAACATGGCCTCGCATATACGGGCGGCACTGCACGTTGAACGTCGCGGCCTGCGACGCTTTGTAGAAAAGGAGCACGTCATGAATCGGTCCGAAGCGATCCGCCGAGTTGTGGGAGCCGGTCCGCCGCCAGATGATCTCGTTCTGGAAATACTGCGGTCCGAAGATTCCGTCGAGAACGAGTTTGAGGTAATGGCTCGCCGTCGGGTCGCAGTGGAGGTAGAGGGAGCCGGTGGGTTTAAGGACGCGCCGCAGGTGCACTAGCCGGACAGCCATCTGCACCAGATACGCCAGCATCGGCGAATGTCCCAAGAAGGCGTGGAACGTCCTGAGCAGCGCCGCAAGGTTGGCTGGGGTGTGCTGGTCCTCCATAAGGCACGTGAAGGATAGGTTCGCCGACTCGTCCCAGGACCATGTGTCGGTAAACGCCTTGATCTGCGCAGCGGACTGCACGCCGCCAGCGTCCCTGAATAGGACATTGTAGTCTGCGTTCGAGTTGAAGGGCGGGTCCAGGTAGATCAGGTCAACCGACTCGTTCGGGAATTGGCCCGAATCCCGGAGGAAGTCGAGGTTATCGCCATAGAGCAGCAGGTTGCGTTCGAACATGGGATTGGCCCTTTTCGAGTACGAACTTATCGCACGCAGCCGTCCGGCAGCTTGCGAAGCTGATCGAGACAGTCGCCGCAGTAGACGACCCGCGTATCCACCACCGCCGACGCCCGGCCGCTGCGACCGACCGGCGGCGTAGCCGCCTCAGCCTTGGCACGAGCCACCCGCGCTGCGACAGCCTTCGCAGCGGTTCCCTCGCGGGCAGCTCGTTTGTTCGATGTGCGTTTGCGTGGCATGGCGGTAGTCTACCCAGCTCCTTCTCCAATGACACAGGGGCGCGACGGCCCTCGACTTAGACTTCATCCTCAGACGGCACTCGACCGAAGAAATCGGCAAGCTTGTCCCGTAGCTCTCCCCGGGCCGCGATGCTCAGTTGCAGCACCTTCGCCTCGACTGGAGACTGCTGGCGCGTCACCGCCCTGCATTGGACGCGACACGTTCGCCGGAAGTCAATCATATAGTAGCCTGCCCCGGGGTTCCCCTTCACTTGAGAGACCACGTATCGCGGGAGCAGGTCATGTGGCGCGTAGATGAAGCACTCCCCGAAGGCAAAGCCCATCTTCAACACGTCGATACGGCGTTCGCGCTCCTCAGGTGTCATCTTCACCCACTGCTCGGGCGACACGGCCTGTTCCGCAGTCATGCGGCGGTTGAGGCGCAAGAGATCGTCTGCCCAATACGGGTTCTTGTAGAAATTCGGGTTGACCGGGAGCAAGGGGGTAAGCAAGAGCATTTCACCCTTCATCGAACAACACGGCGTCATTACGACACCGAGGTCGGGGTGCTCTACGTCAATCTGATACTCCCTCAGTGGCTCGCCGATGGCGGGGCGATCGATGTGAGCGGCGCTCAACGGAAACCCGCGCACTACATCCCCGAACCTCAGTGCTTTATCCGGTATGTCCTGATAGAACGGCATACGATTAACGTCAGGACTCGTACAGATCAGACACATCGTGATGGCCGTGCGAGGCCCTCTTCTGCTGCAAAGAACGGAAGTCCTTGGACACAGCGACTTCCGCAACCTCGAGAAACTGGCCATCTGCCGCCACTCTCACCTTGATCGTGAAGCGGTCGAATTCAACGGTGACGATTCTCGTTGGGAGCGCGGTGCCTCCCGTATCCTGCTCGGACGATTCGTCAGGGGGTACCATCGCCAACCTCCGGTGCACGCCGCATATGGTCATACACGGGCTGCTTGATCGACGTTTCAAACTCCGCCAGGATGATCCCGTGCAAGCGGTCAACAACCGGCAGATAGTCGGAAGTGGCGACATTCAGAGCGTACCCGTCAAAGTCCAAGACGAGCTTCGCTTGATCCGGTATGTCCTTAAGACTCTCGCGGAACGTAAGGAAATATCCACCCCGCGCGACGCGTGCGAGGAATTGGAACTCAGTGGCGTCTTCAAGTGGAAAGCGATCCAAGCACAAGGCTGTGTTGTAGTACTCCCGGAACCGTCCCGAATGGCGCTCCGGGACTGGACACTCATCGATGTACCGCAGCCCGATTCTTGTGAAGAGGGGGATGTGGGTTACTTCCAAGAAGTTGGCAATGACGAACTCTATCACGTCCCTGAACCGATTCTCGTGACTGGGGTTCGCGTACGTCTTGTGGCTCGTGGACGCCATGTCGAGCGAACCGGTCCGAAGGTTCAGCCGAACCCCCGCCGGGGAGGAAAAAGCCCAGATCTTCTCCGCGGCCTCGATGTCCGCGACCTCGCCCTCCTGCCGCTCGACGCTCGAATCACTCATGTCGTGCCCGATTAGCAGCTGCCTCCTAAACACGAGTTTGGCCTGCGGAAACCGGGCCATTATGCGGCGTTGATACTCGCCAACCAAGCTCTCCATCGAGAACAGGTTCGGAAAGCGCACCTGGAAGATGACCTGCTTGACGGTCGGGTTCGGAAAGACCTCGTGTATTGCCATTTTCACCCACTCCGTTCTTGTACATGCGGCAGCTCGCCCCAGCCCAGCAGGACACCGCTCCTAGCCGAATCCGCATCAGCGGTTGCCGCGTCGTGAGCATCGGACGCCAAGCCCGCCTCAAGCTCGCCGAGTCCGACAGCGTATGCCGGAGGAGGGCCGACGGCAAGAGGCTGCAGCGAACCGCCGCCTACGCCGGTTCCAGCACCGTGCTGTACGTAAACTCCGCCGGCTCCGGCTGGGTCGGGCGGTTGCGGCGGCGGACGGTGAGGCGTTGCGGGCCGGACAGCGCGGCGGGGACCACCGCCAGCGTCCGCTTGGGGAAGACCTCCATGTAGTTACCGGCCGATGCCTCCGCGCCACCGGCCGCCGGGCGGAAAAGCACGCCCTGGTCGTTCAAGCCGGCGCGAGTTCTGAAAGCTTGGGAGATTGGCATGCCAGCAGCGCGTATGATATGTGGGACGACGAATGAGCCCTGCGACTGAAGGGGCTCGGAGCAATGGACATTGAGTTACGCCCGCTGACGGCCGTCCGGCCGTACGAACAGAATCCCCGGGTGAATGACGCGGCAGTGGACGCGGTGGCGGAGTCGATCCGCCGGTTCGGGTTCAGGCAACCCATCGTGGTGGACCCGGACGGGATCATCGTCTGCGGGCATACCCGTTGGAAAGCAGCACTGAAACTCGGGCTGGAGCAGGTGCCGGTCCACGTGGCCCGGGACCTGGCGCCCGAGCAGGTTCGGGCCTACCGGATCGCGGATAACAAGACCGCGGAGATGGCGGAGTGGAATCTCGAACTGCTCACGTCCGAACTGGCCGGGCTCCAGGGAGCCGATTTGGACTGGTCGCTGCTCGGGTTCGACCAGGACGAACTGGCGAAGCTCCTCGGCGGCGAGCTCAGGGAGGGGTTGACCGACCCGGACGAAGTGCCCGAACCGCCGGACGAGGCGGTCACCCAGCCCGGCGACCTGTGGGTGCTTGGCGACCACCGGCTCCTATGCGGGGATGCCGGCAAAGCGGCGGACGTCGACCGGTTGCTGGCCGTCACTCCCACTGCTTTGATCGACCAAGCCGTGACTACCGTGCTCCCACCCGGCGCGACGCTGCAATACGTGTCTCCTCCGTTGTTGCCCATCCACCTGGTCAACACCGACCCGCCGTACAACGTGAAGGTGGAGCCGCGGAGCAACAACGCGATCGCCGCGGGGCTGTCGTCGTTCGGCGAGCCCGGCGTTACCCATCACCAAGGCTTCGACCTGCATCGCCGGCCGACCGTGGCACACGCGACTCATCAGAAGCTACGCCCGAAAGACCGGCCACTGATCAATGACTTCGTGTCCGACGAGGAGTTCGACCGGCTGCTGCACGCGTGGTTCGGCAACATCGCCCGGGTGCTGCAGCCAGGCCGGGCCCTGTACTGCTGGGGCGGCTATGCCAACTGCGCGAACTACCCGGCGGCCCTCAGGGAGGCCGGGCTGTACTTCAGCCAGGCGATCATCTGGGACAAGCAGCATCCCGTCCTGACGCGCAAGGACTACATGGGCGCGCATGAGTGGTGCTTCTACTGCTGGAAGGAAGGGGCCGCCCACGTCTTTCTCGGGCCGAACAACGCCACCGACCTGTGGCGCGTCAAGAAGGTCAACCCGCAGAACATGGTGCACTTGACGGAGAAGCCGGTGGAACTGGCCGTGCGGGCCATCCAGTACTCCAGCCGCCCCGGCGAGAACGTGCTCGACCCGTTCGGGGGCTCAGGCTCGACCCTGATCGCGGCCGAGCAGACCGGCCGGCGGGCTTTTTTGACGGAGCTGGACCCCCTGTATTGTGATGTGATCGTTCAGCGGTGGGAGAACTTCGCGGGGCGGAAGGCGGATCGCATTGCGTCGAATGTGCCGGTATCATCTTCCGATCTGTCAGACAGGAGTTGAGAAGCATGGATACGGTGAACGGTGCCACCCAGCTGCGTCGGGTAATCCGGTTGATTCGATTGCTGTCGGGTCCACCGCGGACTTTGTATCAGCTGGCAGAGCGGCTTGGAGTCTCCGATCGCACCATTCAACGTGACATCAAGCTCCTGCAGTCGGTCGGCTATCGAATCGAGAGCATCGAACGACCGCGCAAGGCGCCCGTCCGCCGTATTACGCGGCGGCCGCGGTGGAGTATCTGACGGGGCCTAGTCCATCGATTTTGCAGACGGATTCGACTCTCAGGCCGGAGCAACGCCCCGGACACGTCCGAGGCGTTGGTCGAGGGCGTGGGATGATGTCACCCAGTCGCGGCTTGTTCCGCGTCGCAGGTGTCGCACGTGGTGAACGGCTCGCCGGGCTCGTCCGGCGGGCAGCGTGTGGGCCCGCCGCAGAATGTACATGGCGGGTGTGTCGCTCCGCAGGTCGGGCAGGTGAAGTCGGGCCGTTCCCCTTCGGCCAGTACCCAGTACTCCGTCATGGCGTCCAGGTGGACGCCGGCTGTCGCGGCATGGTTTCGGCGGTAACGGGTCTCGACGATCCCCCGTTCTTTCATGAAGGCCAGGGCGACCGCGACCTGCGTCCACGGCAGGTTCTCGTGCTCGGCGATTGTCTCCAGGGTGAAGCCGTCCTCGCCGAGCTCTTCGGCCGCGTGGGCGATCTGCTCGAACGAGACCAGCGGGCACCGGTGCTCGTACGGCCGGCCGCGTCGCGGCACGACCTTGCGAGCCAGGTTCCCATCGAATACCTCGAAGGTCTCCCTGCGTTTTCGTTTGGCGATCATGGTTCAAGCCTCCGTCCCGGCGTACTCGAACTTGCCACGCTCGACCTTACGGAACCGTGCCGCGTCGCCCTTCGTGCCGATCTCGCGGATGATCGCGGCGTAGAGCGTGGCCTCAGGCGTCTTGCCGTTCGGGCTCTGCCACAGGTCTTGCTCGACCATCGCGGCGATCATCTCGCCTGACCGCATGGCCTGCCCTGATGCCTTCAGCACTTGTGCCGCGGCGTTCAGGACGCCGAGCCGTTTCGGCTTGGGTTCGCTGGCCTTCCGGGCCCGGGTCTTCTTCGCCGGCGTCGGGATGGCGATCCCTTCGGCCAGGTTGCCCGCCTGGACGGCCTCGACGGTCGCGGCGATCTCCGCGGTTTCGTCCTGGCGACACTGCTGATCCCAGCAGGCCTGGCAGAGCGGGTCGCCCAGATGGGTCAACGCGGACGGTTGGCCGCACCGCGAGCAGTGGTCACGGTCCGGCGGCGGTGCGTCGGCCGGCGCCTCTGCGATCTCGCGGCGGAGTCGCTGGGCGCCCTTGATGCGGACCTTCTTGCCCGTGGCCAGGTTCGTCGCGTTCCAGCCGCCGTGCGGGTTCACCCCGTCGATCCGGACTTCGGTGATCCGGTCGCTGACCTTCGCGGCGTAGATGCCGCCGATTCTCACTTCGTTCTTCTTCATCGGTCTTCTCCTTATGTGCTAGCCCTGTTCCGCAGCTGCCCGTTTCTTCCGCAAAACGCGCTCAACGCGCGGCAGCACGGTCTTCAAGAGGTTGCCCTGCCACAGATCGTCCCGTACCAGGCCTACGCCCGGAATCTCGACCGGCGTGTCCATGCGAACCCGGTAGTAGATCGGCTCGTTTCGCCCGAGCTTCTCGGTCCCGATGATCGTGCCCGTTCGCCCGACGAACTCAGGCATCCCGCCGAGGATCTTGACTCGTTTTCCGACTCTGCTGTTCATCGTTTCCTCCTGCCCTTTGGGCTCGTGGCGTGTGGCGTTCTGGTCGGTTCAGTCGTTCACCGGGATTGTCACGATCCGGTGCGTCCCATCGGGCATCTCTTGGTCGCCCAGGTATGCGAATCCCGCACCCGCGGCGGCCAGCCGAACGGCCTCGGCATCCTCGACGACGTAGTTCCGGCCGTTCAGCCGGACCGCCTTGCCCCGGCCGGCGGCGTCCGAGTACTGGATCGCCTCGCCGGCGGAATCGAACTCGATGGCTTGTATGGTGATGGTCTTCACGGTTCGGTCTCCTGATCGATGTGGCGCGGGCCCCCGCGTGGGAGCCCGCGCCCGGGTGGTCACAGGGCGTCGATGTACGTCTGGAGGTCTTTGCCTTCGGTTTCGGCGGCCTGCATGCCCAGCACGAAGGCCCGCTGAATCACCCGTTTCAGGGCGGCGACGTGCACGTCGTGGAAATCCAGGCAGTCGCGGTTGCGGGTTTCGAGGGTCTCGATCCCCAGTTCCGCGGCCAGGCGGCCGGCCAGGTCGTCCAATCGGGTTTTCGCGTTGTTCGTCTTCGTCGTCATCTGCGTTCTCCTTCGCGTTTGGAATTCGCTGTCCACACCCATGTCATTGCCATGAGAACGCACCGGAATCCAGGCGATTCGCAGGATTATTCGATGTTTCTTTTTTCAGTGTCACCGGATGGCACCTTCTGGCTCACGGGAGCCGAATGGCCGCCCGGCGGGCCCCCATCGGCCCGCCGGGGTTCGCGTTCGGGCTACTCGCCCAGGGTCTCTTCGATCCGCTCCCGTTCGATCCCGGAGATGAACTCGAGGGTGTCGATCAGGTTGCTGCGGACCTGGCCCATCGAGCCCGCGTGGCCCCAGTTCAGCGGGTCGGCCTTGGCCTGCTCGTCGCTCTTGTCGAGCTCCATCTGCAGCCAATCGATCAGGCGGGCGATGTCCGCCCGGTGGGCCTGGTAGGTCTCCAGGGCCTTCGGCGTTGCCTTCTTTTCGTTCTTCGCGTTCATCTTCGTTCTCCTTCGTGTTTGGGATTCGCAATCGTCATCACTGTCATTGCCATGCAAATGGCGATCAGGGAAGGCGAATCGCAGAATAATCTGCAGAATCTGCGATCGTTGCGGATTCGGTGTCACTGCATGACATCCTATGGCTCACACGAGCCGATCGGCGTTGATTTCACAGGAGCGGAGGTGTTTGCCGGTCCGATTCGCCGCGCTAGAATGCAATGACGCCGGATGGCTCACGGGAGCCAGGCGGCCGCGGGCGATCCGGGTGGTCCACGTGGTCGCCTGGACCGCCGTGCGTCGCACAGGCGCAAACGACGGGCCGCCCGTGGCGGCCCTGGCGTTGGTCCTGGAGGGATCAGGCGGCGGTATGGTCGTACTTGCGGGCCATTTCGAGGAGCTTGGCCTTGATGGCCTTCCAGTCGGGCGTCTGGCCGTCCATCGCCATCTGCCCGAAGACCTTGTCCCGCAGGGCGCCCTTGTACCACCCCCGGGTCCAACCCAATCGGTAGAACAGGCGGTTCAGTTCGGTCTCGCCCGTCCCGGCCCCCGGGCGGTCCCAGCAACTGCGGGCGCCTTCGCGCTTCGTGTAATCCCAATCCGGGCAGCGCTTGGTGTTCAGGGCGAGCTCGACCAGGCCCAGGCACATCATCAGGTACCCGGCCACCTTGGTCTTGTTCAGCGTTCCCGCGAAGGCCCGGAACTCGATCCGGTTCCGCCCGCGGGCCAGGTGCGTCAGGTTCAGCAGGTGGTAGCGGTCGGCCTCGCAGCGAGTCTTGGCGCGGTCCTTATCGCCGTACGGCTTGATCTGCTTGGTGTAGGTGGTCTGCTCCCGGTGGCGGGTGCCCGTGCTGGCGAAGATCGCCTTCTCGTGGTTGCCCACCAGGCTGATCAGGCGGGCCAGGGCCGATGCGTCGCCGTTCCATTCGACGGTGACGTGCAGCCCGCAGGTCGGATTGACCCGGGCCCCGCGGGCGGCGATCCGGTCGATGGCCGTCTCGAGCTCCAGCAGCCCGGTCCACCCGCGAAGCTTTGGGCTGACGAACTCGCAGCCTTTGCGGTTGGCGGTGGTGGGCCGGATGCTGCCGTCGCGCTCCGCCCGCCAGCCCTCGGGCAGCCAGGGGACCTGGTAGCCCGCGTGGTACGGCCCGATGGGTGTGTCGTCGCGGTTGGGCAGGGTCGTTTCGAATTCGATCCCGAAGGCGATCTCGTTGGCGTTCATCGTGTTTTCCTCCTCGTGTTTCCCGCCGCCCATCGCGTCGGGTCAGGTGTGTCAGTACGCTGCGTTTTGGCATGAATCCAATGAAAGCAGCGGATTCTTCGATGTTTTTTTCGATCCGGCTGCACTGAATGTCACAGCCTGACACTGAGTGGCTCCCGGGAGCCGAAAGGATGCGAGAATGCCCGAAGGAGAAGCAGCAGCGGCGCGAAGCCCGACGGCCATGCCCGTTGCGGACCTGGTCCGACTGTTGACGGCCGCCGGCGGCCGTGCGATTACGACCGTGATGATTGAAGCGGACGTGGAATCCGGCGCACCGACGAACGCGGACGGCACGATGAACCTGGTGCACTACGCGGCGTGGTTGGCGAAGGAGAGCCCGAATTGAACGAAGTCGGGGACCGGCTCAGCGTCACCTGAAACCGATCCCCTGACCACCCCACTGAATGACCAGTGTGATGGCTACCCGTACTGATCGGCGTGCGACCCGCACGTCTGAAGTTAGCGCATGCCTGGCCGGGGCGGCGGATCCCTGGGATCCCGACCGCCTGGCCGTACGACTTGCCGAGGAGCTGGGGTTGGCCATCGACCCGCGCAAGCTGAAACCCATCGAACTGGTCCGACTACTCAATTCGACCCCCCTGGGCGAAGTGACGTCGGCACGGTCCCTCTATCAGCACCGGGCCCGGGCCGGCATGCGGATCGGCGACGACAAGACCGTCGACCTGTTGCGGTACACCGCTTGGCTCGCGTGGGAGCGGCACCATCGCGATGCCTACGACGCTCACCGTGAGCGGGCCCGGCAACGCCAGGCGGAGCAGTCGCGGTCCGGCCGGGACGTCGGCGAGCTGCCGGCGGTGGTGAATCCCGAGCGCCGGGCGCGGTGCGAACGCAACCTTCGCGCGTTCTACGAGGAGTACTTCCCGCAGACGTTCTACCTGCCCTGGTCACCGGACCACCTGAAGGTCATCGCGAAGCTGGAGGCGGCGATTCTCGAGGGCGGCCTGTTCGCCCTGGCCATGCCCCGCGGCGGCGGGAAGACCTCGATGATCGAGGCGGCGTGCCTGTGGGCGTTGGGCTACGGCCATCGGCGGTTCGTGCCCATCATCGGGCCGGACGAGGGGCATGCGGTCGATCGCATTCGCAACCTGCGGACGGAGCTCGAGACGAACGACCGCCTGGCGGAGGATTTTCCGGAGATCTGCTACCCGATCCGGTGCCTTGAAGGGATCAACCAGCGTCGGTTGCTGTACCAGGGCCGACCGATCGTCATGGACTTCACGGCCAAGCGCATCGTGCTGCCGGACATCCCGGACAGCCGGGCCGCGGGGGCGGTGGTCACCACGGCCGGGATCACCGGCCAGGTCCGCGGGCTGAACTACAAACGCCGCGATGGCGTGACGGTGCGGCCGGACTTCGTGATCCTGGACGATCCACAGACCGATGAGTCGGCCCACAGCCCCAGTCAGTGCGACTACCGCGAGCGTGTCATCAACGGCGCCATCCTCGGCCTGGCCGGGCCCGGCGTGCGGATCTCGGCCATCATGCCGTGCACCGTCATCCGGCCGGACGACCTGGCGGACCGGATCCTCGACCGCGAGCGCAACCCGCACTGGCAGGGTGAACGGACGAAACTGGTCTACTCGTTCCCGACCAACGAGGCGCTGTGGAAGAAGTACGAGGAACTCCGCCGCGAGGATCTGGCGCGGGACGACCGAAAGCTGACCACCGCGACGGCCCTGTATGCCGCCAATCGCGAGGCGATGGACGCGGGGGCGGTGGTCGCCTGGCCCGAGCGGCACAACGCGGACGAGCTCTCGGCCGTCCAGCACGTGATGAACCTGCGGTACGAGCGCGGCGAGGTCGCCTTCTGGGCGGAGTATCAGAACGAGCCCCTGCCGGAGAATCCACTCTCCGAGGACCTGCTGACGGCCGACGAGATCGCGGCGAAGGTGAACGGGCACCGAAAGGGCGAGGTGCCCCTGACTGTGACGCACCTGACCATGTTCATCGACGTGCAGGCCAAGGTGCTGTTCTGGCTGGTCGTGGCGTGGGAGGACGATTTCACCGGGTACGTCATCGACTACGGCACCGAGCCGGACCAGAAGGCGGCGTACTTCACCCTGCGTGACGTCCGGCACACCCTGGCCGTCGCGGCGCCCCGGGCGGGGCTCGAGGGGTCGATCCGGGCGGGCCTGGTCCGGCTGTGCGGGCGGATGCTGGGCCGGGAGTGGAAGCGGGAGGACGGGTCGGCGGCCCGGATCGAGCGGTGCCTGATCGACGCAAACTGGGGCCAGTCGACGGACGTGGTGTACGAGTTCTGCCGGCAGAGCGACCACGCGAGCGTCCTGACCCCCAGCCACGGGAAATACGTAGGCGCGTCAAGCATTCCATTCGCCGAGTACAAGCGCAAACGGGGTGACCGGGTCGGGCTGAACTGGCGGATCCCGCACACGAGCGGCCGGCGGGCGATCCGCCACGTCGTGTACGACACGAACTACTGGAAGTCCTTTATCCAGGCGAGGTTCCGGACGGCCCAGGGCGATCCGGGTTGCCTGACGCTGTTTGGCCGCCAGCCGGAGCACCACCGGCTGCTGGGCGAGCATTTGACCTCGGAGTACCCGGTCCGGACCGAGGGGCGCGGCCGGACGGTCGACGAGTGGAAGCTCCGTGCCAGCGGGCTGGAGAACCACTGGCTGGACTGCCTGGTCGGGTCTGCGGTCGCGGCCTCGATGCAGGGGGCGGTGCTCTTCGGAACCCAAGATATGGGCCGCCCGCGGCCGGCGGGCCGGCGAAAGCTCTCGGAGTTGCAGCGAGGACGGCGATGAGGAAGGACCAGGTCAAACCGCCCAAGCCGGAGGAGCCGTCGGGCCTCGTCTGCTCGAAGTGCGGGTGTAAGCACTTCTACGTAGTCTACACCCGGGCCCGCTGGGGTGGCCGGATCGTTCGCCGCCGGGAATGCCGGTACTGCGGGCGGCGGGTGACCACGACGGAGCGGGTGACGGGATGATAGGAAGGCATTCTGCCGTTTCGCGCAACTTTCTGTAGATTCAGCTGTTAGCAGAGCCAGCAACCTCGCAGCTTTGGCTGAGTTGCTGCGTTTTGCCGGCGGTGCGACACACCTTGTCGGTCCCCCGGGTTACAGGTAGGTTGGGAAGAACAATCTCTCTGTCGCTTCGCAGTCCCCGGGGCTGTGCGGTATTGTAGATGCCGTAAACACCTATTCTCAGAAGGGACACGCTTATGCAATTCAACCTTCTGGACGAGGCGTGGATTCCGGTTCTGCGAACCAACGGCACTTGTGACCGTGTCGGCATCCGCGAGGCGCTGACAGAGGCCGGGAGTATCCGGCAGATCGCGGCGTCCAACCCGATGGATCGAGTGGCGATCGTGCGGCTGCTCCTTGCGGCCCTGTATTGGTGCAAGGGATACCCGTCTCCGCAGGAGGAGGAAGATCGCCTCAGTGGGGACGGGCGCTTCCCGCCTGATTGGTTCAAAAAACTCGATGACTGCCGGAAGTACTTCAATCTGCTTGGAGATGGCCCCCGTTTCTTTCAGAATGAGGGCCTCAAGAACCGGCCACCGAAGCACACCACACATTACCTGATGCACGAAGTGCCGAGCGGTACGAATGCGTGGCACTTCCATCACACTACCGACCAATCGGGTGGCTTGTGCGCAGCTTGTTGTGCCACGGGTTTGGCCCGGCTGCCGGTCTTCGCGACCTCGGGTGGCAAGGGAAAGTCGCCAGGGATCAACTCAAAGCCACCCCTCTACGTCATACCGGTCGGCACGACGCTTGCGACGACTCTGCGATTGTCCTGGAGATATGGGGATGCGTCACTGGGCATGCCAGAATGGGAAACACCAGGATACGAACTCCCCCGACGGGGTAATGTGCCCCTGCTGCCAGGAATGACCTGGCTTCCTCGCAATGTATGGTTGGGAAACCGGGAAAAGAACGAAACGGCCTGTGTCTCCTGTGGGCGGGCCGAGCGCGTCCTTCGGCGATGTGTGTTCGACGGCAAAGGCGGCTCCAGGGGTGAAGACCGGAGGTGGCGTGATCCACACGTGGTCCCCGTGCCGCTGGGAAGAAACGCGACCGGACCACTTCAGACAAGCGACGCTCTGAAATCGAAGGATGCCGCGGCGGGGCAGTGGGTGAGGGCTCTGGCAGCCATTCTCGGACAAAGGACGGTTGACCAAGGAGCGGGCATCTGGGCAGTCGGCTTCTCCACAGTCAAGAACGACAAGTACCTCGAGGCAACTGAACTCCTGGTCGCGCCGGAACGGTGGCCGTCGCCAGCGGAAGACTGGATCGCGTTGGCGGAGCAGTGGCAACAAGAAGGAAGAGCGGTCATGCGACGGGCGCGTTCGCCAAGTGCTTCCTCCACTCGACACGAAGTCGAACTGGACATCGTTCTCGGTGCTGTTCGGGCACATGTCGAGTCACGGCTTGCCAGCCGCATCGACGGGCTGCTGTCAGACGCTGAAGGTGAGTGGGTGAAGGCAACGAGAGAGTACCAGAAGATGATGGCGGCAGTGGCGATGTCGCTTGCGCCAGGGTTTACGACGCGCGCGATCCGCCGACGCAATCAGATTGCCCGATCCGGTCCGGACATGGCGCCCACATCGCGGTGCAGGAAGGGAGAAGCACCACCACGGAAAGGCGGCGAACGATGACGCCAACAGAGAAGTTTGTCCGAACGCTGGAATCGCTTGAGCCTGGCAGCCTTGGGCGATTGCGCAGCCTGGGTGGGCGCAGCCTGGATGAGTCAGTGGAGGGTTTCGACCTTTTCACGGGGATTTGGTGGCCACTGAGGGAACAGAACCAGAGAGCCCCTCGCCGTGAGGTGGCGTGGCTGGTTGCCAAAGTGTATGCGTACCGCCCGATGCGACAATGCAAAGGAGCAAGGCTTGCCATGCAGCTGGGGAATGTGAAAGGCGAGAGCGAGCCAGTGATGCAGCGACGACAAGCCAAGTTCGACGAACTCCTCCTGCTCCCTCTGACCCTGATCGAGCCAGCGCTGTGTTGGGCGCTGGATCTGATTGCGAAAGACAGCGGTGAGTTGGACTGGGTGCGCCTCACCGATGAGTTGTCCGCATGGGAGCGTGAAGAAACGCGGCTCAACTGGGCGACGCAATACCTGCACTTCGGGCAGTGACATGCTCAAAAGGAGAATACTATGCTGATCGAAATCCATGGGATTCAGAACCACAGCCCGGCCAATCTCAACCGTGATGATCTGGGTGCTCCAAAGACATGCTTCTTCGGCGGGGTGATGCGCTCACGTATCTCCAGCCAGTGCATCAAGAGGAGCATCCGGACCAGCGAGCAGTTCAAGCTGCTGTGTGGTGGGATCCGCACGCGAAGACTGCCGCAATACCTGGCGTCCCAGATCGCAGAAAAAGACATGCTTTCGCTGGCCACTGCGGTGGTTCAGGCGTGCGGGCTTGCGAAGGACGACGCGGCAAAGAACGGGAAGAAGGATGTCATCGTTTTCCTGTCAAAGAGCGCGACTGCGCACATGGTGGATATGCTTCGTGCGGAAGAGGCGGAAGTGACAGAGAAGCGAGTCGCCAAACTCTCGCGAGAATTCGCCCGCCTCGTTGCACAGGATCGCTATGCGCCGGACATGGCATTGTCAGGACGCATGCTGGAACCAGCCAAGCCCCCCAAGAGCAAAAAGGGTCGCAACGCGGACACGGACGAACAGGAGGACGAGAAGGCCGACAGCAGCGCCAAGGACAAGGGGGTCTGGAAGGGCCTTGATCTAGACATCGAGGCTGCGTTGCAGGTGGCCCATGGGATATCAACCCACGAAGCTCGTCCGGAAGTGGACTACTTCGTAGCTGCAGATGACATACCAGGTGAGGATGCGGGTGGTGCGCACATTGGCGAAGCCATGTTCGCGTCGGCCTGCTTCTATAAATACTTCTCGATACACTGGGAAACATTGGTGGACAACTTGAACGGGAACAGGGAGCTGGCCGCCCACACCGTCGGGGCCTTCATTCGTGGAGCCGCGCTGGCGAACCCGACCGGGAAGCAGAACAGCTTCGCTGCCCACAACCCTCCGGACGGCATCCTCGTAGAGGTAAAGCAAACTCGCTCCACGCCAATCAGCTACGCGAACGCATTCGCTGCACCGGTGCCGAGCAAGGGAACGCGCGATATTGTGTCGCAAAGCATCGCACAGCTCGGTCAGTACGTGCATGACCTGGACACCGGGTACGGCAAGGAGCGCGAGGACAAGCGGTTCTGGTTCTCCCCCAATCTCCGGTATCCGCTCACCTATCAGCACGAGAAGCAGGAGACCCCCTGTGCTGACGAAAACGTAGGATCCCTCGATGGCCTAGTGGCTCTTGTCGTGAAGGAAATCGGGTTTGACTGGTCGCGCGTTCAGTCCGTGACGGTCGAGTGAGGAGATGCGCCGATGAATGCGAATACGCTCCTGCTCCGCCTCGAAGGTCCTCTTCAATCGTGGGGAGACCAGCAATCGAGATTCGTCGTCCGAAGGACTTCCGAAGCTCCGACCAAATCGGGGATCGCCGGGCTGCTCTGCGCTGCAATGGGCGTGTCGCGCTCCGATGCTCGGCAACGGCTCATCAAGTTGAACGCTTTGATGATGGGCGTCCGCATCGATCGTCCAGGCGTGCGCTGGTGGGACTACCACACGGTGGGGGCGGGAATGCAGATGCAAAGCGCGGAGGGAATCGGAAAGACCAAACCCGGCCCGATTCTGACGCGTAGGGAATACCTCTGCGACGCGAGCTTCGTGGTTGCTTTGCGTGGCGATTCCTCACTGATCGTTTCGTTGCACAAAGCTGTTCAGCATCCGGTGTGGCCGGTGTATCTCGGCCGGAAGTCGTGCGCGGCATCGCTTCCACTGGTGGGCTGCCATGACGATCCGGATGTGGGCGGGTTTCCTGACCTGGAATCTGCGCTTCGATCTGTTCCCTGGCGGAGCCGCCACGCGGGAGAGGCCGTGCCCGATGTAGTCGAATGCGTGATCGAATGGCGGGGTGCCGCAGCGGGTGAGGTTGCTCCACTAGACGGGGAAGTCTGGTACGATGTCGCAGACTCGTTTGATGTGCCAGCACACTCCCCAAGAATGGTTGTTCGCAAGAAGATGGGCGTCGGCTCCGGCACGGACATCCGAGTCGGTGCGGCACGCCAGAGTCGCCTTCCGGCGCCGCTGCGCCCCCGCGCCGATTACGCGAATGCTGAGTATCGCCGGAAGCGTCAGAGCCGCCTGGACGCAGATGGGGGCCTGTGTGTTTTCTGCAAGTCTCCGGCGACGACGGTTCAGCATGTGACGTATCGCCGCGCCGGCGGCGATGAGGAGCAAGATGATTTACGCTCGCTCTGCCGGTTGTGTCACGACGCGGTGACGATGATCGAGTACGGGATGGGCATGGGGCTCGACCGGATCAACCCCGAAGACAGACAATGGCGCGACCAGATTATCGCCAAGCGTGAGGAGATCATTCGGTTTCGTTCGCTGGAGACTCGACGTCGACGGCTTAGCGCCGAGGAGGTCGAATGATCATGTATCACTCCTATCTGCTCATTGATACTGGTGACAATCCGGACCGCCCGAGGCCCGGGCGTCTCTGGTTACGAAATGTCTATCGAGTACACCAGCGGCTTTGCATGGCTTTCCCGAATGATGCCAGAAAGCGAGAGGATCCAGAGTTTCTCAAACCGTACGATCCGAACGGCTTTGTCCACGTTCACGGCAGCCGCACAACCGACCAGGCGTTTCTCTTCCGGATTGACGCGCATGCGGGGGGCAGCGTGGTCATCGTGACACAGTCTGCCGTAAAACCGGATTGGGCGTATGCCTTCCAGAACGCGATGTATCTTCTGCATGCCCCGCCGTCGGAGCCGCGTGAGGCACAACTCACGTTTCCAGCCGGCACGCTGTTGGGATTCCGGCTGCTGGCCAACCCGACGCGCCGGTTGCGAGAGAGTTCTCGTGACGCCAAGGGAGAACCTATCGAAGGACGATGGGCGGGAAAACGGGTTCCCGTGCCGACAGGCAAGCTGGATGATTGGCTGACACGGCGATCGGAGCGTTGTGGTTTTGCCGTCGAGACTTTGTGGGAAGCTCGGCCGGGATTTGTTTACTTCAGCAAGTCGGCGAGCCGGGGCGAGGGACAGTGCCTTAGATCCGTTCGATATGAGGGGAAGCTTCGCGTCAGCAACTCTGCAGCATTTCGCGAGACGCTTATCCGGGGCATCGGGCCGGGCAAGGCGTTCGGGTTCGGGTTGCTGTCGGTCGCGCCGGTGCGCGAGGGGGGCTGAATGGGGCATGCGTGAAGGGTGCGGCTCTTTGGCAAGTGAATAGTGTGGTGGCCAATGGGGAGGACAGGCCATGGACGATCTGCATCGGTTGCCCAGGTTTGGGGACAGCCTGGGGTATCTGTACGTCGAGAACGCCCGGATCGATCAGCACGAGATGTCGGTGGCCGTGCATGACCAGGAGGGCTTCACCCCGGTCCCGGCCGCGGCCCTGGCCGTTCTCATGCTGGGGCCGGGGACGCGGATCACCCACGCCGCGGTCAAGGCGCTGGCGGACAACAACTGCCTGATTGCCTGGGTCGGCCAGGAGGGCGTCCGCATGTATGCCCACAGCACGGGCGGAACGCGGAGCGCACGCCTTTTGCTGCGTCAGGCGGCGTTGGCGCTGGACCCGGACCAGCGACTGGCCGTCGTGCGCCGGATGTACGAAAAGCGGTTCGGCGCTCGTCTCGAGCCGGGGCTCACGCTCCAGCAGATTCGCGGCAAGGAAGGCGTGCGCGTCCGTGAGGCGTACGCCAAGGCGAGCCTGGCGACAAACGTGCCCTGGCAGGGCCGCTTCTACCAGCGCGGCAACTGGTCCGCGGCCGACCCGGTGAACCGGGCGCTGTCCGCGGGAAATGCGTGTCTCTACGGGCTGACGCATGCGGCGATTCTCTCGGCGGGGTACTCGGCGGGCATCGGGTTCATTCACACGGGCAAGCAACTCTCGTTCGTGTATGACGTTGCGGATTTCTACAAGGTGGAGTTGATCGTTCCGGCGGCCTTTGAGGTGGCCTCGACCGTTCTGACGGACGTGGAGCGGAACATGCGAATCGCCTGCCGCGACCGGTTCGCACATTCCCGGTTGCTGGGCCGCATGATCGAGGACATTCAGGACGTGCTCAACGTGGAAGGTCGGCCCGTTCGGATTGATGAGAACTTTGATGAGGACGGGGCGGCGCCCGGGGCGCTGTGGGACCCGGATGGGGGAGGCGAGGAAGGGGACGGGCTGGCGGGAGGCCGGAACTATGGTGATCCTGATTCTTGAGCGTGTGAGCCCGGGCCTGCGGGGAGAGCTGACGCGGTGGATGATCCAGCCCAGGACGGGGGTGTTTGTGGGCCGGTTCTCGGCGTTGGTTCGCGACAAGCTGTGGGATCGAGTGCAGAAGTCGATCAAGGCCGGGGCAGGGATCATGGTGTACAGCACGAACACGCCGCAGGGCTATGCCGTGCGGACCTGCGGGCGGCCGGATCGAGACCTCGTGGACTTCGAGGGTCTGATTCTGGCAAAAACGCGGAAAAGGGAGTAGATTTTCAGCGTATTCCCCACGCACGTGGGGGTGAACCGCAAGTGCCCTCCGTACATGCGCAGTGCTACGTAGTATTCCCCACGCACGTGGGGGTGAACCGTTTCGGCGGATCGTCGGGCCGGGACCGTGCCCAGTATTCCCCACGCACGTGGGGGTGAACCGGATTAGCCTCTCACGATGATTTGGTCGCCCACGTATTCCCCACGCACGTGGGGGTGAACCGATCGCCGCCGCCAGGCGCGGTCAGACGTATCGGGTATTCCCCACGCACGTGGGGGTGAACCAGCTGAGTCTATGGCTGGCGTCTCATACGTGACGTATTCCCCACGCACGTGGGGGTGAACCGCCATCGCACCGAACCTCACGCTTCGAGGCATGGTATTCCCCACGCACGTGGGGGTGAACCGGTGTGGCCGGTGGCCAGCGCCACGTCGCCCGGGTATTCCCCACGCACGTGGGGGTGAACCGCAACTGCTTGAACAGATCAAAGGGCTGGGCACGTATTCCCCACGCACGTGGGGGTGAACCGCCGGCGGACACGACCGAGACGCGGAACCTGTACGTATTCCCCACGCACGTGGGGGTGAACCGATGGACTGAATGGACCGGATGGACGGAATGGACGTATTCCCCACGCACGTGGGGGTGAACCGAAGATGGTGAATAAGCGCATCAAGTCGCGCATCGTATTCCCCACGCACGTGGGGGTGAACCGCGGAGCAGCACGGTCTGACGTTTGTGCAATTCGTATTCCCCACGCACGTGGGGGTGAACCGCACACCTAAGGATTTGCTAGACATCACACACTCGTATTCCCCACGCACGTGGGGGTGAACCGCAAAAATCGGACACGCCTACGGGTAGGCGAACGTATTCCCCACGCACGTGGGGGTGAACCGGAGTTTATCATCTCAGGCTTTGAGAGCCGGCTCGCACGTCGGCGGAAAGGTGCGAACACATGATTGACGAACCCTCCGATGCGCAGATGCGGTTTCTTGCAAGCCTGAAGTACGACGGGGAGCTGCCGCGCACAAAGACTGAGGCCAGTTTCCTCATCGATGGTCGAAAGGCCGGTAAGGACTCGGCCAAACTCGAAAAGGAACTGGAGCGACTTCGGCAGAAGACCCAGCGGGAATGGTTCAAACGCGAGCGTGATTACTGCCGAATGGAGGTTCGACAGGCACGCGACTCGGAAGGAATGATCGCGGGCTTTCGAATCCGTGTTGGAAGGCGCTGTGATGCCGCGAAGCAGTATCATGGTGCATTCGTACCGATTCAGGTTGCGATGAAACATCCCCAGGTGCTGCCTCCCTACGAGAGGATCTGTCAACACTGGGCGTGTGAATGCGAAATCGAGGAAGTGCTGGAATCTGATCGCCTTGCAACCGACACTCCGATGGTCATCAAGCCAGGTCGAATAACGACGGTTCGAAAGTGGCGTCGGAACCGTCATCCGTTTTTGACGTTGCTCGTTCTCGCCGTGCTTGCCTATTGCGTTTACCAACTGTTGAAGACGTGAGCTGACCGAGAAGCTTAAGTCACTGCGTTCATGCGCTTCTTGCATGTCTACCGGTGTAACAATCTCGCCGAGAATCCCTGAACCCGCTTGAGGCGCACCCGCGCGAAGGATAAGCAGCCGATAGACAACCCCACCGGGCCATCCCGGAGGCGAGCGGGCGGCGGCTGATCACCGTCAAACCGTCGAGCCAGCAAGTGATACGCCGTGCAGGGCTGCACACCTGCACGGCGTTTTTTGTTGCGCCTTCGCCTTCCGGATGGCTCGGTGCGGAGAGCATCGAAGCCCGAAACACCGTTGAAATCGGAGGAACCCATGTCGTTCGGACCCGTAACCATCGCCACGCTCGACACGGTGGACATGCAGGCGCCCGGGGCGCCGGGGCTGTCCGCCCAGCAGATCCTCAACCAGCTGGGCGAGTTCGTTCTCACGCCGCCGACCACGGACGCCGACGGCTCGCCGCTGACCGGTCTGACCTTTGCCCAGGCGGTGGTCATTCAGGCGGACGCGGACGTGGCGGAGTTGTTCCGCAACGACTTCGAGGGCGCTATGCAGTTCAACGGGGCCAAGGTGTTCGAGATCGAGTTGGCCGAGGGCATGCCGGTGACCCAGCCGTTCGCGATCGGCGAGCCGGGCAAGCCGTACTCGGTCCTGGCCCGGGTGGCGGACCACCTTCGTGGGGAGTAGCCCGGCGAGCGTGGTCACGCTCCACACGCGGCGGCGGCCGGCGTGGATGTGGTGGCTGATCGGGTGGGCCCGCCGGCTGCACGGACTGACCGGACGACTGGTCGCGTACCTGGAACGGTGAAGCGATGGCAGAGGACCTGAAAGAGACGATTCGCGAGACTGCCCAGGGCCCCAAGCGGGTGACCGGCGACTCCGGCTCCGTCGAGCAGCAGGATCTCGGCCAGCTCATCGAGGCGGACCGGTATCTCGCGTCGAAGGACGCAGGCAAGAAGGGCCTGAAGGCAATCCGTCGCACGAAGGTCATCCCCCCAGGAGCGAGTTGACGTGCGGAAGTGGTGGAGACAACGCGGACGCAAGGCGACCCCCAAGCACGGCTCCGTGCTCGGCCGGGTCGTACGGTTCGTCCGCGGCTGGTACGACGCGGCCCGGACCACCGACGAGAACCGCCGGCACTGGGCCGCCGCCGACAATCTCTCCGCCCGGGCGGCCAACAGCCTGGAGGTCCGCCGGACCCTGCGGGCCCGGGCCCGATACGAGGTCGCCAACAACAGCTATGCCAAGGGGATCGTGAAGACCCTGGCCAACTTCGCGGTAGGGACCGGCCCGCGGCTCCAGCTGCTGACCGACGACGAGAGGGCCAACCGGCTGATCGAGCGGGAGTTCATCCGCTGGGCGAAGGCGGTCAGCCTGGCCCACAAGCTTCGCACCATGCGGATGGCCCAGTGCGAGACCGGCGAGGTCTTCGCGATCCAGGTCACCAATCCGAACGTCGACGCACCGGTCAAGCTCGATCTCAAGGTCATCGAGGCCGACTACGTGACCACGCCGTGGTCGGTGAAGACGCGGCTCGATGACGAGCGGATGGTCGACGGGATCGAGTTCGACGCGTACGGCAACCCGTCGAAGTATTACGTGCTTCGGTACCACCCGGGCGACGGGCCGTCCTGGAGCGGCTCGAAGCCGGACCACGACGAGCTCGAGGCCAAGGACGTGATCCACCTGTTCCGGGTCGATCGGCCGGGCCAGGTGCGGGGCATCCCCGAGATCACGAGCTCGGTTTCGCTCTTCGCGATCATGCGTCGGTACACGTTGGCCGTGCTCGGCGCGGCGGAGCAGGCGGCGCTGCCTGGCGGTGTCGTGCACACGGACTCCACGGCCGACCCGGACGAGAACGTCGAGCCGATGGACCAGATCGAACTCGACCGCGGGACGTGGCTGACGATGCCGCTGGGCTGGCGGATCAGCCAGGTCAAGGCGGAGCAGCCGACCACGACGTACGGCGACTTCAAGCACGAGGTGATCAACGAGGCGGCCCGCTGTATCGACATGCCGTACAACATCGCCGCCGGCAACAGCTCGGGCTACAACTACGCTTCGGGCCGGTTGGATCACCAGTCGTTTTTCAAGGCCATCCGGATCGACCAGAACCACCTCGACGACGTCGTGCTCGATCGGGTGTTCGCCTGGTGGCTCAACGAGGCCGTCCTGATCGAGGGGTACCTGCCGCAATGGGTACGTCAGCGTGGGGTGTACCTGCCGCGGCAGTGGTTCTGGGACGGGTACGAGCACGTCGACCCGGCCAAGGAGGCCAACGCCCAGGACACCCACCTGAACAACCATACGACCACGCTCGCCGCCGAGTACGCGAAGAAGGGACTGGACTGGGAGGAGGAGCTTCGGCAGCGGGCCCGCGAGCTGAAGCTCATGCGAGAACTGGGACTGACGCCGGCCGACGTGCGGGCGCCATCAGGAGCGGACGACGATGCCGCAGACGAAGACGAGGAAGAGGACGAAGAGTCCGAGTCCGCCGCACGCACTGCAGTTGCAGTGTAGCGCGACGATCGAGTGCCTGGCGGCCGAGGCGGGCCAGCCGCCCAGGAGGCCGCGGTTCACGATCCACGCGTACCACGGCGGCGCCATGCGCGTGGCCGGGTTCTACCGGCCGATCGTCATCGACCTGGCGGGCCTGAAGTCGAACAAGCGGGTGCCGATTCTCCTGGACCACGACCCGACGCAGATCGTGGGCCAGGCGGACGACGTGTCGATCGAGCCCCGGGAGATCACGCTCGCCGGGGTAGTGACCGGCGACGACGACGCCGCGGGCAAGGTGGTCACCCACGCGAAGAACGGGTTCGTGTGGGGCGCGTCGGTCGGTGTGAGTATCCACAAGCTTGAGGCCGTGGACGAGAAGACGAGCGTCACCGTCAACGGCCAGACGTTCAAGGGCCCGATCTACGTGGTCCGGGCCGGATCGCTTCGAGAAGTGTCGTTTCTGGCAATTGGCGCGGACGAGAAGGCGTCCGGCAAGATCGCAGCGGGACATGCCGCGGAGGTAATTGACATGGAATTCAACGAGTGGCTCAAGGCCAAGGGGTTTGATCCGGACGCGCTGACCGACGACCAGCGGGCGAGTCTCCAGGCGATGTTCGACGCCGAGCAGGCGAAGGACAGCGACGCGCCGCCCGAGAATCCGCCGAAGCCGGCACCGAAGCCGAAGGTCGAGGCCGCGGGTTCGGACGACGATGAAACGTCCGTTGCCGACGATATCCGGGCCGAGGTGGTCGCGGAGAAGAAACGGATTCAGGAGATCCAGGCCGCCTGCAAGGGTCATCCCGACATCGAGGTGAAGGCGATCGAGGAGGGGTGGACGCGCGACAAGGCGGAGCTCGAGGTCCTGCGAGCCGGCCGGCCCAAGGCTCCGGCGATCCACGCCGCGGAGAACGTGACCAACGGGCACGTCCTCGAGGCGGCCTGCCTGCTGACCGCCAAGCACGCCGAGACCGAGAAGCAGTTCGACGAGAAGACGCTGGACACCGCGTCCCGGCGGTTCCGCGGCGGGATCGGCTTGCAGGAGCTGCTGCTCGAGGCGGCCTGGGCGAACGGCTTCACCGGCCGGAACTTCCGGGACCACCGGGCGGTCTTGCGGGCGGCGTGTGGTCGAGACCTGCAGGCTGGGTTCTCGACCATCGATATCAGCGACATTCTGTCGAACGTCACGAACAAGTTCTTGCTCGAGGGATTTTTTAGCGTGGAGCGGACGTGGCGAAACATCTGCGCCGTCCGCAACGTCAGCGATTTCAAGACCGTCACGAGCTACCGGCTCATCGGCAAGGACCAGTACGAGACGGTCGCTCCGGGCGGCGAGCTCAAGCACGGGACGCTGGGCAATGAGAAATACACCAACCAGGCCGACACGCACGGTCTGTTGCTGGCCATCGACCGCCGGGACATCATCAACGACGACCTGGGGGCGATCACCACGGTGCCCCGAAAACTCGGTCGCGGCTCCGGTCTGAAGATCAACGACGAGTTCTGGAAGAAGTTCCTGGCCAACAGTTCGTTCTTCACCACCGGCAACAAGAACTACCTGACGGGTGCGGACACGGTGCTGGGCATTGACGGGTTGACCAAGGCCGAGGTCGCGTTCATGAACCTGGTCGACTCCGACGGGAAGCCGACCGGGATCATGCCGGTGATCGTGCTGGTGCCGCCGGCGCTCAGTGCGACGGGCACCATGCTCTACAAGTCGCTGGAGATCCGGGACACGACCGCGAGCACGAAGTACCCGGTGGCCAACCCGCACCAGGGCAAGTTCCGGACGGAGGTCAGCCGGTACCTCTCGAACAGCCACTACACCGGCCACGGCGAGAAGGCGTGGTACCTGCTGGCCGACCCGAACGACGTGGCCGTCATCGAGGTCGCGTTCCTGAACGGGCAGGAGTCCCCCACCATCGAGACGGCCGAGGCGGACTTCAACGTGCTGGGCATCCAGATGCGCGGGTACCACGACTTCGGCGTGGAGCTGCAGGAGACCCGGGCCGGCGTGAAGAGCAAGGGTGAAGCGTAGTCGACGAGCATCAGGGGACACGACGCTCGGGGATGACAAGACGCAATCCGTAACACGGAGAAACCATCATGCAGGCGACGTTTATTCAGGAAGGCCACGCGATCGACCACACGCCGGGTGGGCCGGTGGCGGCGGGCCAGGTCGTGGTCCAGGGCAGCCTGATCGGCGTGGCGAAGACGCCGATCGAGGCGAACCGGCTCGGGGCCATCGCGGTCCGCGGCATTTTCGACGTGGTCAAGGCCAACGAGCAGATCAGTCTCGGGGCGGCCGTGTACTGGGACGCCGACGGCGACCCGTACGGCGGCACCCCCAGCACCGGGGCCCTGACCACGTCCGCGGGCGGCAACATTTTTGTGGGGTTCACCATGGCCGCGGCCGAGGCGACGGACCCGACGGTCCGGGTGGTGTGGTCCGGCCCCCTGGCGGTGACCAACACCGTGCACAACGCGTTGACGGCCGCGATCACTGATCCGGGGGATGCCGGTGCGATCCCCGTGACGGACAGCGGCACGTGCCCGCTGGTGACCACTGAGGTTGGGGGCGAGACCCGCACCCTGGCGGCCCCCACGTATGCCGGGCAGCTGCTCGCGCTGGCCATGAAGACGGACGGCGGCGACTGCGTGGTCGCCTGCGCCACCGGTCTCAATCAGACCGGCAACAACAGGGCCACGTTCAACGACGCTGGAGACGTGCTCGTTCTGGTCGGCATCGAGGTCGGCTCGAACAAGCGGTGGCGGGTGGTCAGCAACGACGGCGTGACGCTGGCGACGGTGTAGGACGAACCGTGGTCGACCTGCTCGAACAAGGTAGCCGCTGGCTGGACCGGCAGCGTCGCAAGAGCATGGCCCGCGAGGTGGTCTACTCCCGCGGGTCGGCGAGTGTGACGCTGCTGGCCACCATCGGTCGCACCGAGTTCGAGCAGACGGACCAGTACGGCGTGGTCCACCGCATCGAGTCGCGGGACTACCTGGTCACCGCGGAGGATCTGGTGCTGGACGGTCAGCTGACGACGCCGAAGGCCGGTGACCAGATTCGCGAAAGCGATGGGGCGGCGACGCGGGTGTACGCCGTGCTGGCCCCGGGCGATGAGCCGCCGTGGCGCTGGTCAGATCCGTACCGGGTCACCCTGCGAATCCACACGAAGGCCGTTGGAGACGAGTGACATGATCGGGCAGTTCGACGCATTGCTGCAGCCGGTGCTTCAGGCCGGGTTCGCGGGCATGACCGCGGTACTGCTGGGCACGCTCATCTGGCTGGCCAAGCGGTTTTTAGACCAGTCAGACAAAACTCGGGAAACGCAAGCAGCAGGTGATGCCCGCATGGCGGAGCAGATGCAGCGGACGGCCGAGGTGATCTCCCAGAACACGGTGGCGATCACCAATTTGCTGGAGGCGACCAACGCCCAGAAGATCGAGTTGCGGCGCGTGGTTGATGAACTGTTGTCCCGGCCGTGCATGTTGACCGTGGAAAAGTGAAACGATGTCGGTCCTGAGCGAAATCGCACAAGCCCTTGCCAATGATCTGAACGCCCAGCCGTTCAGCCAGGCGTTCACCGCTTGCCGGCACTACCGGCCGCAGTTCGGTCTGGACGAACTAGCGGTGCTGCGGGTCTCCGTGGTGCCGCGGTCACTCACGTTGGCGACGGCGAGCCGGGCCAGGAGCACGTGGGAGGTCGCCGTCGACGTGGCCATCCAGCGGCGGCTGCTGGACCCGGGCAACATCGTCGAGATCGACACGCTGGTGGCCCTGGTGGAAGAAGTGATCGCATTCGTCGACGGCCGTCGCCTGGCGGCGTATCCGCAGGCGGCCTTCGTCGGCATTGAGAACGATCCGGCATACGCCCTCGATCACATGGACGAGTTGAGCGTATTCACGAGCGTGGTCACCGTGCGGTACCGCGTGCTGCGGTAGGAGGTAACGGTCATGGAAGTTTTCGGGTTGGATGCCAAGCTCTATTACAAAGAGGGCGGCCAGGGCGGCGGCGGATCGTGGAACGAGTTGGACAACGCCAAGGATGTCACCACGTCCGTCGAGAAGGAGATGGCGGACCTCACCACGCGGAAGGCCAAGGGCTGGCGTCAGCAACGCGGCAAGCTCAAGAACGCAACGGTCGACTGGGAGATGGTGTGGGATGATGAGGATCCTGGCTTCACCGCGATCAAGAGTGCGTTTTTCGGTGATGCCATCATCGGCCTGCAGGTGCTCTCCGGTCCGCTGGCCGAGGGTGGGCAGGGGCTCCAGGGCGATTTCGAGATCACGAAGTTCACGCGCAACGAGCCCCTGGCGGAGGGGCTGACCGTCAGCGTTTCGGCCGTGCCGGCTTATGCCGACCCGCCGCCGGCTTGGGTGCCGTAGAAACGGACGAATTGCATCGGGTGCAACTGGAGAAGTGACATGCCGACCAGTCGTTTGAGCATTGCGGGGGACATCGGCGGGGCGTCGATCGCCGCGACGATCCTGCGGGCGGCCTCCGGGCAGATCAACCACGACGTGCAACTGCCCGCGGCGAAGGCGGGCACCCTGACCACGCGGGTCGGGCCCAATGAGGGGACGATCACGCTCTCGTCCGGCCACGGCATCGCCAGCGAGCAGATCGTTGATCTCTACTGGGACGGCGGCCGGAAACGGAACGCGGTCGTCGGCACGGTCTCGGGCAACGACGTGCCCGTCATCGGCGATGATGGCGACGCGTTGCCCGACCAGGACACGGCGATCCGCGTGGCGCCACAACTCATCATCGACACCGATTTCGTCGGGAACCTGGTTGAGATGATCGGCGCGCTGTGTTCGCGTCGGGGTCGGTTGCAGTTTGACGAAGAGAGCGCGCAGGCCCTGAATGTCGACCTGGTGGCCAACGAGCCGTGGTTCTGGGCCTCCGGTGGCACGGCCACGAATCCGCTTGCCGACAAGGTCGTCGTTGGCTGCATTGCGTCCCAGGACCACACCGTGGCGACCAGCCTGAAACTCGGAGTCCTGTACAACAGCGATCAGTGACCATGCGACACTTCACCGACAACGAGGGCCGGCAGTGGAGTTTTCGGCTGGATGTGAGCGTGATCCGCCGGGTCCGCACGATGGCCAGCTGCAACCTGTTGGCCATCTTCGATAAGGCGGACGACGTGCTCGGCCGACTGGGTATGGACCCCATCCTGCTGGCCGACGTGCTCTACGCCATCTGCAAGCCCGAGGCGGACGCCCGCAACGTCACGGACGAGGACTTCGGCCGGGCCCTGTACGGCCAGGCCATCGCGGACGCGACGGACGCGCTGCTGGAGGCCCTCGCGGATTTTTTCGAGCCCCGGCGGGCCCGGCTGCTTCGGGCGATCCTGACGAAGATGCAGAAGGTACGGAACACGGCCCAGGAGATGATCGAGGCAAAGCTGGAAAGCGGCGCGATCGAGGCCGAGATTCAGCAAGCGCTGCAGAGTGCGAGCGAGCCCTCTGGAAAGCCGCCGGGATCCTCGGCGTCGACCCCGGCCCCTTCAGCTGGGGCGAGCTGATCTACATGGCGGAGCAACGGGACCGCCGGAGCTGGCGGATGACTTCGGAGGTGATGGCCCTGCTGGCGAACTGCCATCGCGACCCGAAAAAGACACGGGCCTTTCGGTCGAGTGATTTCGACCCGTACATGCGGAAGGCGAAAGTCGTGAAAGCACCCATCACTATCCTGAGAGACATTTTCATTAACGGGCGAGACCCAGAGGAGATCGAATCATGAACTTTCCCAGTCCCATCGGATGGCTGACCGGGCTGCTGAGCTGGTTCGGCGCTGTGTTTGTGTTCCTGTCCGCGCTGCTGGCCGGGGGCTGCGCCCCGCAGGCGACGGAGCTGGAGCGCTTTTCGGATCGCGTGTTTGTCGAGGTCATTGGACCGGCCGTCCAGAAAGCCATCGCCGAAACGAGCACTCGAACGGCAACGCTCCAGGGCGGCGCCCAGGTCATCGAGCCGGGCTACTCCATCGACGTGGAGGGCTTCTGGGGCACGGGTGTGAAGGCATCGACGGTGGTTCGTGTGCGCGGCGTCAGCGGGCAGTTGACCGGTCACGCCCAGGCGGACCAGGGCCAGCCAGCGACGGTGCCGCCGCCGGCGACCCGCGAAGAGTCGACCGAATTGCCGGGGCCGGGCGGCTGAAATGCCACTGCGACGCGGCGTGCGCCCGGGTCATGAAACGCGGACTGGCGGGCTATCGTGGGTTCGGGCTGCACGCCGCACGCTTGAGTCGGGCGGTGGGAAATTGGGAGTGAGGTCGCAGTACAGTCATGACGTGCCGAATCATCCTGGTCATGGCCTTGGCGATGCTCGCCGGTTGCGCTTCGCAACGGGCGAGCGTCGCCACTGCCCGTCAGACCGCCGGCGGCGAGGCCGGCATGTCCCAGCCCGCCGGCGATTCCGACGCCATCGCCCAGAGCGGCTTGCTGAATCTCGTTTCCGATCTGCGGGCCGCCCTCGATGCCTACACCGCTCTCGTGCAGAAGAACCAGCAGGCCGGGCGCGACATCGTGACCGAAAACCACGGCGATAAGTGGGTGAACCGTATTCTGGCGCTGTCCTGGCTGGTCTATCCGTTCGTGTGGCGGCCCATCCGAAACCATTTTGATCCGAAACGACCCCGGTCGCCGGAGCAGGAGAGTTGACATGCGGGAACATGAGATACCCGTCGCGTCCGGTTCGGGATTCACACCGACCACACTGGAAGGCGCCCAGAACAACACCATCCCGGCCGACACGGTGGTCGTGGCCCGGTGGGGCGCCGCAATCCAGAAACTCCTGCTGGATCTGCCCGGATACGGAGGCGAGTGCTGGGTTGCCCTGGAGGCCGAGACGGTCAGTGCCGAGGCGGTCCAGGCGATCAAACTCGATACGGACCGCACGCGACTCGTGGTCGGGGCCGAGCGGCCGCACATCCTGACGAAGATCGCAATCAAGAGCTCGGTAGAGCTGGTGCTGGCCGGCGCCGGCAAGAATGCCACGCTGCTGGGGTGGACGTGATGCTCACGCGCAAGCCCACCAGCCCCGTCCGCAACAAGCTGGCCCCCCTGGGCTGGGCGCACGCCATCGGCCTGAATGTCGATGAGGGCAGTGGCACGACTCTCGCGAACGTCAGCACGATCCGCACCGGCACGGCGAGCCACTTCGACTTTACGGTCAATGCGGCCGGTGCCTCGTGGGGTGTGGACGCTAACGAGGGTCCGTACGTGGACCTGCCGGATGGAGCAGCAGGCTGGGCGAATAGCAGCGGTACCGATAAGACGTATCCGCGTGGCACCATCGTACTCCGGGTGCAGCTTAACGATCCAACC